TGAAAATCCCCGTGTCGGCAGTTCAATTCTGTCCCTCGGCACCAGTAAATACAAGCCCTTACGTTCAATCGTGAGGGCTTTTTTCTGCACCAAACTGCACCAAACTTGGCAACAGGTCTGCGGCGCGCTTTTGGCCCCCAGGTGTGACGTGGGCATAGGTCGTTGCCGTGGTCTGGATACTCGCGTGCCCCATCTGTGCGGCAACCGCTGCTAAGTCTGCCCCGGCTGCCAACATTTCGGATGCAGCAGCGTGGCGTATGTCGTATGGACGGATGCAGCGTCCAGCGAACCCGGCCCTCTTCTTTGCCCTGTCCCATGCTGACCTGTAGTTATTCACCTGCCGTCCAAGCCTATGACATACCCACGGAATACCAGCCGCGCTGTCCTCTGCAAATCTGCGCTGAGCTTCCATCCAGTACACAGGCGGGGGGACGACTCTTTTAATGCGCCCGCCTTTCCCCTGCGCATATTGCACATAGCCATGACGCCAGTTGAACGCGGCCCATGTCAGGCTGAAAAGTTCGACATGTCCGGGGCGCATTGCTAGAGCGTAGGCCGTAGCCAATGCCCAGCGCAACCAATCAGGGCAGAACTGCAAGATATATTGGAAGTCGTCCAGTGTGGCGGTAATTTCCATCTTCTTTGCTGGCAGGCGCTTGTAGTCGCGCCACGGGTTAAACCTGATAAGCTGCTGATCTACACCCCATGCCAAAATGGCGCGAATGTAAGCCTGCATCTTATTGATGGTAGCATTTCCGCTGCCACGCTGGCGCATCACCTCGCGCATCATTTCTAGGTCGGCGCGGGTAAGGTCTTCGGCGTATTTATCGCGCAGAAATTGGCCTATACCGTCAACCCACACGGATGCGGCATTCGTGTAGCCATTGATGAAGTGTTCGATTTTAGCGCGTGTGGTGGCATGATATTCTGGGTGTGAGCGAAAAAAAGAAACCGCCAGTTCCATGACTGACGGCCTGCTGTCAACGGTGGGTGCATTCATTGCCTCGTCAAATGACGCGGCGGTTACTTCATCCCGGAATGTTTTCTGAACCCACTTGCCATGCTGCTTAAACTTAACCAGCCAGCGACCGTCCGCCCTCTTGGCTACGCTCATTGCCGCACCTTAAAATCCTTTCCCAATCCTTACCAGACCGGGCGCTTTGCTTCCTTCCACCTGCGGATTGGGGGAATAATATAAGGTCTATCTGTCGGTCAATCGCGGCTAACTCCTCTGCCTTGCGTTTGCGCTCATGGTGGAGCGCCGCAACCTCTGCCAAGCGCTCTGTTTCGTTCATACGGCAACCTCAATCGCGGTCAGCATGTACGGCCTCGCGTGCTGCTAAATATGTGTCGCACATTTCGTTTGCAGCGCATCTCGACAAAAAAGAGCACCAAAACTGATCTTCGTTTAGCTCTGCGACTTCATTCCACCACGCCCACGCCTCGACCTTTTCGCGCAGGGCTGCGTTCTCTTTCTCAGCATTCTGCATTGCCGTAAGCCGTGCGCAAACATCACGATGGAACCAGTTCTTTTCCTCTATGCCCATTTCGCGCATGAGCATATAAATAGTCCAGCAATCGTCGCACGGTTCAGCCTTTGTCTTCACGGCGTCCATATCGCGCAACATGGCTGCACGATCTTCCCGCAGCCTCCTTACCTCAGCGACCAGCGCGGGAGTGTAATGGCATGCCGCAGCGAGGTACTGCATGTTGGGGTCGTCGGATTTGGTAGAGTACCCGCAGCTTTCGGACGCTTCAATCAGGTATTCCAGCCTCGCCAGCGCCGTTTCGTCAATTGCGTATTTCATCACAGCCCCCTCAATTCTTGCATGCCCTTTTCAGTCAGCCTGTACCGCACCTCACCCACGCCGGGATATGTGGGCTGCAACAGGCCACGGCTTATGAGCGACAGGATGGTTTGCGGGCGTGCTCCGTAGTAACCGCAGTTGGCAGCCTTACCCACTTGTCCATTGCGGGCTGCCTCTAAAATATCGTGGTGTGTGTTCATGCCGCCTCCTTAATCTGCTGCGGTTCTGCCGTATCCCATTCGTATCCGTGCAGGGCCATGTAGATTGTCGTGCCGGCCTCGTCACAGCCGGGGGCCATCTGCATCAACATGTTGCCGAGCGTGGTTGCCGTCATGTCGAGGTACGTCCATTGCTGGTTGTCGGCGTGCTGCTTACAGGATATGCGGCAGTCCCACAGCAGGAACATGCCAGTCATGTACAGGGCGCACCATTTGGCAAACCGCTCCTCATGGCTCATTGATTCCATGTCGGCTGTTTGCGCGAGAAAGTTGTTCTTTTGCGAAAATTCGTCACGCGCCTTGGCCCCAAACTTTTTTGATGCCAGCGGCTTGATGCAGGCATCCAGCCAGCGTTCTATCTTGTCCATCTGCGTCAACGCCTTGCTGAACCCTGCCGTCTTGAATACAGGGCGCAGAACTTCAAGCGGAGCTTGGATGGAGGTGAGCGCCTCAACACAGCGGCGGTGCGCAATGGCGCGTTCAATAGCAAGTTGTTTTTCTGTGGCGGTAGACATTAGCGTCTCACTTTTTCGATTTTATGAGCGACAACGGGCTTTGTGTCGCATGGGTTGGCCGCTATCTGCGTGACCGCTGCGCAACTTTGGGACGTTCATACTCAAAGCACGTCACTTCCACATGATCTGCGAACAGCTTTTTGGGGCTGGCCCTGATTGCGGATTCAGCTCGTTCCTTGCGCCTTGCGGCAACGGCACGACACTCGTCCATGCTCTTTACAGGCCCGCCGCCTTCGCGGTCGTAGTAGGCAATCTCGCGCTCTGCGTGAATTGGGATGGTCGGCTGGTGGGATGTGTGGTCGGATTGGTTTGTCAGTAGGAAAAAAGTGAAGGCGAGGGAATAAATCGGTTCTATGTGGCCTCCTGCTCGGTTAGTCGATGGGCGAGGGGATGGGGCCAGCCCATTCACCCCTGTTCAAGTCTGTTTTAAACACGCCATTTCCGTCCCAAAAACCACACACACCATTAAAGATGTGTGTCTGTATCATCGTCATGTTCTGACCTTTGCCAGACCTCCAATGATACCACCCCGCCACCTTCGGCGGCTCGTTCGTCCACGTCAGGGCGCGGGGGAGAGAGTTCCATGCGGAAATGGCGGATTCTTCTGTTTGTAGAAGCGGGCCACCCATGCCACACCTGCAATGCACCCGTTTTTTATTTGAGGGGAAAGAGCTTCTTATAATTACAGATTCCCCACCACACGCAGGGCAGGGCAAGATTACTTCTGGCATTGCTGGTGCTCCTTATCCATCGTATTCGATGGTGGTCTTTTCGCCGCATACCTTGCAGCGGTAGTAGTCGCAGCACCCTTCGGAACACGAACCTGTATATTCCATAGGCTGCCCGCAGCATCCAGGGGGTCGCACCGAAAAATAGTCTGTCGTTACGTCACTCACGGCTATTCCTCCCCCGCAGCCACGGCCCGGCGGGCGGCTTCTTTCCGGCATTCGGCGCAATCAACTGCGCAGTTGGTAAATTCCGATGGGCAGTAAAGTTGATTCGCCAGCCAATCCACCATCTTGGTCAGCCGCGTGTTCTCGGCCTCGGCATCAGCCAGTTTCGCCTTGAGGTCGGGAATTATTTTGGTGCAAGCCTGATACACCGCAGAGAAATTTGCGCGAGTTTCTTGGACTGAGCCATCAAGCATGGCCTCGGTTATCTCCAAGACGCTGAGGATGCGCAGCGTAAAGCCACTAAGCTCGGCATCAAAACAGCTAAACTTGCTCGTTAGCCAGTTCCCGCAGTTCCGCCCTTTCCTCCGGCGTGATCGTGGTCGTCGTGTCACTCATGGATGGCCTCCGGCTGTACGGTGATCGCGATGCTGTGCTTTCCGCGTTTGGCGTACACCTGTATGCCGTTGTTGAACGTGTACCCGCAGTCTGTATCCCCATCGGCAAGCATCATTTCGTATGCTCTGCGTGCCGCTTCCCACTTTTGCTGATTGGTATCTGCCCCGTAGACTATGGCCTTCATTTTGTATCCCCCGCGTTGTCGGTATGCGCGGCCCACCTGAGTCATGGCTGAGAAAAAGAAAGCCGCCTCAGTTGGCGGCGGTGTCGTCGGGCAGGGGGCGAATTTCTGTGTAGGCGAACAACCCATCGCCATGTTTATCAGTGTAAACACGGTGCAATTGGCTGATTGGAACACAGCCTATATACAGCCCCTTGTCCCATTCCCCCCTTTGAAGCACCTCCACCTTCTGCCCCCACTCGTATTCCTGCGGCGGCTTGGGCGGCTCGTAGGGCTGCGACGTGCCGAGGAGGTGCGCAGTTTCAGGCGTGTAGGGGATGCACTGCAACCACGCTGCATCACCCATGCAGGCGAATAATGTGTCCCCATCTTCACTGTATATGTGTGAGAACAAATCTGCTTTCCAGTTTTGGGTGTCAAAGTCCCTCACCAACACCTGCTCAAACGGCTCAAACTTGTGGTCAGTCATGGTCGGACTCCTTATATATTATCTGGGCATCCCCAAAGGTGGCGCGTTCTGCAAACCCACTCTGGTTTCTCATTGTACGATGTATATCCGCGCCCGTTTACAAAAGAGCCCTTGTTCGGCATCGGCTGATAACACGGTCTTGAAGGGCAACCCCTTTCACATACATCAACCAGGGTTGGCCGTTTGCCGCCTCTCGGCCCAAGCGTGGGCGGCAGGCTTTTATCCTGTATCTTTGGCATTGCTAAAATTCCTTTCCGTGCTTGTACGGCCTTGTCTTATTGAACTCGTGCTTCGCAACGATGGCCCCGGCTACGTCCCAGCCCTTACCCTCGGCGTAACTCATCCCCCGCATCATCATGTCCGCAAGCTCCTCTTCTCCGCATGAAAAACCGGGTATGTTCGGCGATTCAGGATTCCCGTTGCGCAGGGCCTCTTGTGCCTCGCAAACCTCGGATATTATCAGCGAAAGTTCGGCCTCATCGTTGATAGGCTTGGCAAGGAAACCGTGTTTTACGGCATTGTAGTGGACGATCTCCTGCATCACTTTGAAGTAGTGCTTAAAAAATCCTTCAAACGTGTATGCGTTACTCATATCTGCTCCGAATTTGCGGCATTATCGCCGTTTATGCACAATTCTGGTCACTCCACAATTTCAGGCGACACCATCCAGATGCCGCCTGTTCTGTAGGGTGAATGTGGGGGGGGTGTTAAGCCTGAGATATTGTCACAATGCCAATTTCTCGCAGGGCATCAATGGCCCGCATGATCTCATTGTGTTTGCTGGCAGGGTAGGCCACGCGCACGTTTATGGCACGCGTGATCTCTGGTGTCGGTTCGGGCTGTGTGGTGGGCTGCACAACCTGCTGAACTGGTTGTTCAACAGGTGCAGGCTCTACCGTTGGCGCAGGTGCAACCGGCTTGCGGCGTTCAGCCTCGGCGGAAAACCATTCATCAACCTGCGCCAGCGCCTTGTCGGTTTCCCATTCCAGCGAGAACAGGCGCGAGAACTTGGCAACGGGCAGGTCAAAGCCGTGACGCCGCCCGGCACTCTCCACGGCCTGTTCGATCATGACAATGCGGTCTTGCTTGGCCCGTTCAAGCTGCTCGGCTTCCATGCGCCGCGTCTTTTCGCGCAGGACGATGTTTTCGATCTCGGAGCGAATGTCCTTATCTTTTGCAGACTTGTTCAGCCATCGCTCATCAATGAGGAGGGTGAAACCGTCCAGCTTGGCAGGCTCCAGCACTTCGTCAATGATGGACTGCACACTGGCCTTACGGTCTTCGCGCTGCTGTGCTTCAAATGCCTTTACCTGGGCGTCCAACTTGCTGCGCCCGTCAACCAGCCGTTGAACTATGCCCTTGACCTGCGTTTCAAATTCCTTCACAGGCGCGCTGATCTGTCCGGCAATTTCCTTGCGGGCGGCTTCAAGCTTTTCCTTAACCTTGTTAAGTGCCGCCATTTCGGACTTGATGCCGGGGATTTCGTTTTCTGCGACTATGCGCCCTTCATACGGTTCAAGCACCGCATCGACTGCGGCGTTCAGCGCGTCCACGTCAAAGGTGATGATAAGCGGCGTTGCCGTCACCTTGAGGTCAAAAAGAGCAAGACCGCCATCCTGGGGGACAGCGGCCTGTGCGGTGGTGTCTATAATTTGTTGTTGCATTTAAACTCCTATGCAGCCTGCTGTGCGTGAATCATTCGGTGATGTGCTGGGCACAGCCAAATGACTTCCAGAGGTTTAGAATAGTCAGGGTGGTGCGCATGAACTAAAGAAGCCCCGCAAATTTCGCAGGGCTTCTTTATAAGTTTACCAGCACGCACTGCTTTGTTTACAGCGTTATGCGCCCTCGTCCAATCTGGATGTAATGCTCGTTGCCTTCGCAGATCATCATTTGTCATTCGGCTTCCGCGATTTCTATCGTATTCGCGGTAATGCTCAATATTTCTTTTACGAGCTGCATGAATTTCTTTTTTGAAACATTCTTTGCACTTGCTCATATGCCCACTTTTCATGCTTTTCATTGCATAAAAATCAGAAAGAGGCTTTTCCTCTAAGCATACTTTACACAGTTGCATTGCTCCTCCTGATCAGAAGGGAACGGGATCCATGTTGGTAGGCTCAGACGGGAAAGCCGGGCCTAGGTCGTCGTCAACCGGCCTGCGCTGCTGCCTCGGCGCATTCCCCCTTGCAGCTCCCTGCTGCCGTGGTGCGCCCTGCGACTGATCTGCACCCTTGGGCTGTCCCTGTTGGAACTCGATTTCGCGCACAACGATTTCAGCCGTCTTGCGCTGGCTGCCGTCCTGTGCTTGCCATTCGCGCTCGGTATACTCGCCGTGGACAATGACGGGCTTTCCTTTTGTCAGGTATTGCGCCAGTGCTTCCTTGTTCCAGACTGAGCAGTTGAGGAACACGGTCTTTTTGTTGTCGCCAAACCCGGTATCCACGGCGAGGCCGAAAGAGCAAACACACTTGCCGGACTGCGTGTAGCGTGTTTCGGCATCCTTGGTCAGACGGCCTGAAAATATGCAGACATTCATTTGGTTATGCGGCCTCCCTGCCGTTGTTCAGCACTTCAATCATTTCAGAAATTTCAGCCTTGGTAAGCTCGTTTGAGCTGGCAATCTTGCGCCCAAAATATTTCGACAGGTCGTCAAGAATAGCATCACGGTTGCCGTTGTGCTTCTTCGACATCATCGACATGAACATTTTGCGCTGCGGGTCGCTTGGCGGGTTAGGGTTGTTGGCCTTGGCGGCTGCGCGATCTTTTTCGATCTGCGCCTTGTTGTTTCTTCCTTGAGCACCGTTCCCGTCATCGTCTTCATCAGCGACAACTCCAAGTATTGCAGACAGGCTATAGCGGCGGGCGTAGGTAATTGCGCTGCCCATGCCTTGCGCTCCCCCCTGCCGATCAAGTGGCATCACGCACTCGCTGGCAAACCACTGGCCTGACTTGTGGGCCAGAGTGGTGCGAACATGGGCGCGTGTGCCATCTGTGGGAAGCATAGTCTGCACGACACATAGCCCATGCTTGGGCAGCACCTCGCGTACCGCGTCATATATCGCGGAAATGTTCGCGTATTTGTTTTTCAAGTGCGGGTTTGTGGCGTTCTTCTCAGCCGGGTTGATCTCCGCTTGGGCAACGGAAAGTGCCGCTGCGATCTCCCCAATTTCCGCACTCTGTAAATCCTTCAATTCGCACATCGTACCCTCCAAACAAAGACGGCCCTTTCACAGGGCCAACGTAGTATCCATCACTCACCGGGCATCGCGTTGTCTGCGCACACCCCGGCCCAGCCGTGGGGCAGTCTGCGATATGGCGGCACATGGCTAGGCGTCCACATCTTCGACGTTTATGGCGTGTTCAAAGTCCTCATAGTCGCGGCACATAGCGTCACGCTTGCACAAGCAAGCCGTTGGGCAATTCAGTCTTCCGCGCAAGTTGCAGAATTGAACAAGGGTTGGCGCTCCGGCATAAGGTTGATCTTTGCGAACCCAAACGGCCTTTTCATCGCCGCCCAAAAGGTTCAAAGCGCAAGACTGCCCGTATTTTTCCTTGTCGTATGACAATTGTTTGCATGCGGTAAATTTGATCTGCTCCATCACTACCTCCTCGGCGCTTGCTGCGCACCGCTGCGCATCTGATTGTGGTACAATGCGCACTCAACGCACAGCGTTTGTCCCGGTATCGCGTAGTTTTCGCCGCACCTCACGCACACAGCATAGCTTTGCAGGTGGTGGTATCTCCCACGCTGACGAGATGCAGCCCGCTCGCACTTTGCGGCGATCAATTCTTTTTGCTGGCGCACGATGTGGCGTATGCCCATGATTCGCTCTTGGCGGGCGGTTTCGGCGTCCATCGTCATGCCTCGCCCTCGGCCTTGCGGATTGCAGCGCGGGCCTGATTCAATGTCCAGCTATCGCATGCGACATGGATGCTGCCTAAGTTGCGAGAACGCCAAGGCCAAAATGGTTTTTTATGCACAGGCGTGGTTGACAGGTTTTCAACCATTGGAAGCATAGCCTTCAATGCTTCTAGCAAGTCTGGAGCTGCGGATATCAATCTGGCATTACACAAGGCATCATCGTTGGTTGTAGCAAGGTTCGCCACATACCCTCGGTTTCTGTCGTCCATGCCGCAGCAAATCAAATAGTCTGTTTCGGTCATATTCTTATCTACCCACCACGGCCCCGGTGTATATTTACCCATCACGCCCCCCTTGCCTTGTATTTGTCAGGGTCGAACCCTGTCATTTCCCAGTACTCATGCAGAAGATCGTCCATGTTGTCGGCATAGCTGAAACAAAAATACTTATCATTCAGGTTCATGGCTATTTCTGCGCAGTGTGCGCACAAGAATAGCGTGGTAAGCGGAACTTCATCGCCGAACCTGCTTTCCTCATAGTCCGTTTCAGGGCGCTTCCAACGATGAATCTCAAGGCATTCATCGCCAACATTAATTTTTTTCTCGCACGATTGGCATACTCGCCAGCGCTTTGTTGCCAGCGGCGCAAAATCCTCTGCTGGCATCCACCACCGGTCATAGTCATCATTGCACGAACAAGACAGGCTCATGCTGCCTACCCCCTTGCCTGCTGGAATGCCTGCGTGACCTCGGCCATCGTCCAGCACAGCGCGATCACTGCAGGCCTGCCCATGAACTTGAACACGCACTTGATGGGCCGCAAACGCCGCTTGGTGGGGTTGAATCGCATCGTTGCCATCACCGCACCTCGTATTCTGTGCAGACCTTGTGCACGGTTACAGCGATTGCCGTTTGCCCTTCGCGGGAATCGACCATTGCCTTGTTTATGGCCCGTTGCGCTGTCGCCATGCTCACCCAATCGCCGTTTGTGAACAGCACATAGTCGCCGGGTGTAAGCTGCTCCATGGCAACCTCGCACCGCTCAACATGTTGGCGAATACGTTCACCGTATGCCTTGGAGGCTTCAAGCTGTGCGCGAAGCTCGGCGTTCTCGTCACGCAGCCGCGCAAGCTCGCTGTAGTCGCATGACTCCGCAGTGAACGGGATAACCCTTGCCGCCTGTGATTCGGTTGTAAGACTCATGGTGTACCCTCCATGTTTGTTTGGGCCTTGTGGTTGCCGTGGGCAACGGGTCGCGTCCGACAAGAAGGCTGGTGTCAAAGCACCGCGCACACGCTAGCAAGTGCGCCGCATTCACCTTTGCCCACGGCCCACAATTCCCAACGAAAAAGCCGGGAGCACAACGCCCCCGGCCTACAAACCTGTTCTCCACGCCGCCGATTGTTGCTGCGGCTTTTCTCTCTATGCTTCGCGCATACCTACCCACCGGGCGGGCAGAACACGCCGAACATCTTGTGGCGCATAGCGTCCTCGCGCTGTTGAGGTTTGTTGGCGAACAAGCATTTCTCTCACCTGCCGACAGCCTTCACACTCTGGAAGCGTGCGCCATCGGTTGCGCCATCGGTGGTTTAGGTGGCGTATGTGGGGCGGTTTCTCCCGTCGTTGCTGGCGTGTAGTCTACTCGCGCCATCTCAACGAGGGGAACCAGGGCAGGCAGGATATGCTGCATGCGCCCTCCCGTTGTGGGTAATAAAAAACCCCGGCGAGTGTCGGGGTGGGTTAGGCTAAATTTCGATTATAAACTCTTTATCTCCATAGCCGCTCACAGAAGCGTCACGGGCATCAACTGCAAAGTCTTCGCCCACTACCATTACTTCGTAATCATCCGGCACGCCTTCCAGCTCCTTGCGCAGTTCACCGGCAGTCATACTCCCTCCGTTGATTGATTGGTTGTGCCGGGGCCAGTCGCTACGCTGGCTAAAGGGCAGTTTTCCGCAATGACCCCCAACTGGAACCGCTGTGCGGCGTCGGCGTAGAGCCAGCCGACCTTGATGTTCAGCCTGTAGCGGCCTTTAGACACCAGCCATTTCCTACTGGCGCACCATCCCCTCAAGTCAATCGCCCTTGCTTGCGGTTGCTGCGTGTCTGCTTCCACGCCGCCCGGCACAACCAAATTTGTGAGCCGCAGCCCAACGCCACGGCCCCAGCGCCGCGACATAGACACAGAACGCGGCGCAAATATGTTATTAAATAATTATAGCTATCTCGCCTTGATTGCTTAGGATTTGCACATCATCAGCATAGCAAGAATCGCCTTCATAACTCAGGACTCCATCCTCTGCGATCACGGCAACCTCGTGATAATCAGGGACATCTTTAATACGTTCACGCAATTCACCAACGGTCATAGATCCTCCTAGCGTGTAACCTCTCCATCACCGCCAACGACCTTTTTTACCGCTTGGGAAATATGGTCGCTGGCAGGTGGGGGGACTAAATAACCATTTGATTTGTTCCACGATAAACCATTGCAGTTGGTGCAGGAGACACGTTCCCATTTGCATCTATCTGAAACCAGTGTTTTTTCATTTTGGGGTCAAGCAGCGCGAACGTAAAAACTCCACCGTCTACGATATCATCTTGCCCTCCATCTGGCGGCAGGCTCCATCCAAGTTGCTTTGCTTTCGGAGCAAGTTTTTCTAGCGCGTCGATCCAGATTTTTTCTTGTGGCGTCAATTGTTCCATTGTCAATTCCCGCATAAGAAGCTCCTTCAATCCCGCCAACGCCGTAACGCTGGCGGTGTGAAAGAAATTCTATTAGCCGGAGCCGTCGCCGTAGCCGTAGCCGTAGCCGGAGCCGTCGCCGGAGCCGTCGCCATAGCCGTCGCCGTAGCCGGAGCCGTAGCCGGAGCCGGAGCCGTAGCCGGAGCCGTCGCCATAGCCGTCGCCATAGCCGGAGCCGTTATTCAACTTTGGCAATTTCGGCCTCCATGATTGATTCTTCTGCCTGCCCATCAATGGGCATAATTTCGATTGCCTCAAGCCACACGCTGTCAACAGCGGCTGCAATTTTGCTTTTGCTACGGTCGATGCCGTATTGTACAACCGCCGACAGGCTGATGCTTTCTTTGCACCACCAGCGCCACATGCGGCGGGCGTTGACCAAAACGACTTCGTTGCCGGACTTCTGCACCAGCGTACCGCACCACACGCCAGCAGAATAGGTGCGGACAATGACGGTGCTTCCGATGCAGAAATTGTTGAGGCCTTCCAAGGCCTTCTGGCTTCCGAACATCGCGGCGAGTTCTTTCGCCTGCCCAATCGTCAACTCGTTGATATTCATTGCTGTTCCTTGGTTTGTTGTGGTTTAAATTCTGCTCCAATCCCTGCCCCCGTATCCGAAGGCAGGTCAGAAACAAGATTCGATTTATCCAATGATTTCACGGCGGCCTTACCCAATCGTGCCAACCGTGTACCGCTCTGCCCTTGTCCCTGTAGCTTCACCTGCAATGTGCTTCACATCAGGGTCGGGGGCTTCATCGCGCTCAATTTTCAATGATCTGTAAGCCTGTGGTCTGATCTGCTCCAACCGCCTATGTGGGCCTCTTTCTCGCTCGTTACTGAGGGCGTTAGCTCTTGGGTTCCGCGCCTGTTCATCTGCTCCATACCGCCCGGCGGCTTGCTCCCCGGTACTCCCCCCGGCCCTCTGCCCGTAGGCGCTGTTCCGTGGCGTGTTCCCTGCTCGCAAAGTCAGAATAGACAATTGTCTAACCAGCGTCAACAATAATTTTGCCTTTTGTCTAAAACTTTGATATAAAAAAATCACGCCGGGAAAAACGGCGCGATACGGGATTCCGTCAACTCGTGAAAAATGACGGTGAGTGGTTGGCATGACCGACCCGCAGGCCAAGGCGTGAAACTGGCCCCATTCTGGACGGTATACAGACAGTGGCGGAATGGAAGGTAAAACCCTCGGAACCACGAAGTCAGCAGCCGGGGTCGCAAGAGTCGAAAGCAGAGAAGAGCGAGACTGACAGGACGGGAACGCTACACACCCGGAAAGCTCTGAGCCAGCCTAGTTAGCAGCGTGCTAGGGTTGGCCCCTCCGATTCCCCGGCTCCCTTCGGGAATATATGGAATCAAGGGCAAGATCGCCCCCATAGCTTTGCGGCATGGGTAAGGGCGAGTCTTGCCCCCACTTGCAAGCCCCTCTCCGCTTGGGAATACATAAGGGCATTAAGACTTTTGGGATATAAGCAATATGGAGTTAGCAATGGAAGGATATAAGAGATGTTCTATTTGTGGTGAAGAAAAGCCACTTGAAGATTTTCATAAGAATTCATACGTCAAATCTGGAAGGCTTGCCAAGTGCAAGGATTGTGCGTCAAAGGCATATGCTAAGTACAGAGAAGAGAATAGGGCAAAAGAGCTTGCGCGTAAGCGTAAGTATAATCGAGAGCACAAGGAGGAGAGGGCGCAATACAAAAAGGAACATTATGCTGGAATAACGCCAGCCACTCGCGCACATTTAATAGAGTGGAAAAAGCAAAACAGAGATAAGCTTCTAGCGCACAAAAAGGTTTATAACGCCATAAAGCGTGGTAAACTTGTTAGAATGCCATGCGAAATTTGCGGAACTGATTCGGCAGTACATGCGCACCATGATGACTATAGCCGCCCGCTTGACGTGATATGGCTTTGCCAGAAGCACCACAGGTGGATTCACTCCTAGCCGACTCTGCTACCGGAGAATCTAGTGAGGAGATAAGAGTTTAAAGGCATTTAAGCCAGTAAGTATATTAACCAACAAAAAGCCCCTCGGATGAGGGGCGGGAGAATGAGCATATGATGGCAGCAAAAGAAGTGCGTGATCTTAAGGATTTGCTTGTTGAGTGGGGAGTAACCGAGGAAAAGGCAAGGGACGCCGCGTTTTACATTGCCTATGGATTCAGGATGGACTCTATTTATCACCCTGAGGGGGCAGAGCTTCCATCTCTGCGGAGAGTGCTTGAGCAAATTTAGTGGCTGCGTCTAGGCGGCCCTTGTCTGGGATGCTACTGCAAGGATGCTGGTATTCTAAATTGGCTTGCATAGCCCCCAAAAGCTCTGCACAAATTTTGAAGCCCTCGATTTGAACAATAGTTTGCTTCCGTATTGCTAGCATTAATGCGTCATATTGTTTCTCAGTCATAACCAACCTCCTTTATTTGCACGGCCTCCACATCGGGGGCCGTTTCCATCTCCCACCTCGCGGCCTACTTATCCCTAACATCCATCCATGCCCATATGACGCGCCCTACAATGGCGTTGTTCAGGTCGCCATTAAAATCTTTGTTCTTGTTGTATGTGTCTGGCGGGTTGTGTGCGGCGTTTTCGCTGTAAAACTGAATAGTTTCATCATCGCCTTTGCCAGTGATGGAAACGCGCTTAATCATTCCTGCACCGTCAGGGTCACGCACCAGCATGATGCGACCAGGTCGATCAACAATTTTATCGCCACGGTCAACAAGCACAATATCTCCTGGGTGCAGCAGCGGAAGCATTGAGGTCGAAGACTTGCCGATCTCAACGGCTATCAGGTCGCTGCGCTGTCTGATCGCCGCCACATGCTTATAGACTAGAAACCAACTTTCCACATCATCTTGGGCAACATATCCAGGCCCTGCGCCTACTTCACCAACAAGCGGGGCGGCAATATAATCTTCGGCTTGAGGTGGAGCTACATGCTCACCGGCAGGGACTATTTTTGCGTTAACGAAGCAAACTTCCCTTGCGGCCTCTTTCTCTGCGGTAAATTTCCCAAGCCTATCAATGATAGGTGAAATATTTTTTATTGATGGCACGCGCTTTCCGCTCAGCCATTTATTCAAATTGTCGCCAGTCACACCCCAAGCCTTGGAAGCCGCAGATATGTTTCCGTTAAATTGGTCGTCAACCGCTTTGCGGATGATGGCCATTATTTTTTCTGAAAATTCGCTCATAGTAGATATTCACCCCGACTGATAGACGTTTGTCAACTAGGCAATAGTCTAAACAAATCTTGCAATCAGCTAGACATTAGTCTATTATGCAGGCATGAACACGCTAAAGATTGCACTAGATCAACGGGGCATGACATGCCGCGAGGCCGCACGGCTTGGCGTGCCATATCATAATATTTTCAAGCAATACAAAGGAAAGCGAGGCGTTGGCCCTAAATCTGCGATATTGTACGAGCTGATTTTAGGCATCCCGCGCTCAGAGCTTCGGCCCGACCTGTGGCCCCCGGCTACAGCAACCCCTGCCACACAACGCGGAGGCGAAGATGCTGCTTGACCGCATAACCCTCTGCGCCTTCCTGCTGATCGCTGCTTACTGCGGCTTGATTGCAGGGCTGGTGCAGGCCGTGAGGTGACGAATGTTGGAATACGCTTTTTACTTCGGGGTGATCTTGGGCGGGCTGGTGATCGCATTCATTGGGGCCCTGCTGGTCAGCATGTGGCGGCATCACCGGATGATTAACGCCCAGTTTGACCCGCGCATGTTCAGATTTGAGGACGACGACTAGCGCATGGGAAGTAGCTCGTTCAACGGCAACCGCCTCGCCTATGTCCAGTGGGTACGATCTGAACACAGGGCGAGGCAGCAGTGTGGAAAGGACGGTAACGAGCAGTAGGCCGCCGGGCTTGCGGCGTAGGTAGGCACGGAACAATGCAACTTCAACGCAGTTTTTCGAGGAATTAACGGTGTATATCATGGCTCATACTGACCCTTTTTCAATCAGGCTGCCGCAAGAACTCTACGATGATATCTTTTCGGTCATTGCAGCTACTGGTGGCGAGGTAACAAAGTCCGACATTATCCACCGGGCTGTCAAAAACTACATCGCGTTGCTGCGGATTAATCCAACCATGCTTCCAAATTACGACCCCTCGCTGGAAAAAGCAGTCACACAACCACAAAAGTCAGTAACACAGGAAGACGAATAGAATGTCCATCACTTTTAGTTATCCCGACAACTACGAGCGCAAGCCTGTGCAGGATCCCGCAGATCAATGGCCCTGCGCTGACTGCAAAAAGCCGACATCGCCAAATTACCGATGCCCAGCGTGTGAGAAAAAGCACCTTGCCAAGCACCGCGCCAACATGGACGGCTTTGCGGCTGACGAAACGTATTCGGTGCTGCATTGATGGCATACGTCAAACGCCCCAACGGATTCCGCGCAGTGCGTATGCGCGGCAAGACCGAGGTTGTGTGGTGCGTGGAGCACGACAAACAGGTGGACGTGTTCGAGGAGTGCGGAAAGTGGAAAACATTTACCGCCAACGAATTTAGCGCAACCCACGCCCGCGAATACTCACCCATGCCGGACGCAGTGCGCGCCATGTTTCAGGGCAAGCCGTCATTCGCTGATTGGTGGGATAGTAGGCAGAAATAGAAAAGCCCCGGCGCTAACCAGGGCTTAGGTAGAAACCTGTAAAACAACAAAACGTGATGGAGTAATTATGATTAACATCCCTGATAATGTCAATGATTTTGTAGATGAATGCTCTTCAATCGTAGGCAATTACGAGAAAGAGATGTTTTATATGGGAACTATGTATAGCCTTGAAGAACGCACTTCTCCAATTGAACAGCTTTTTGAGTCTGCAATATTGGCGTTAACGCAAATTATTGGCGAAAAGTGTGATTTTTTCAGAGGCGGTAAGGGATGGACTTTTAGTGGTGTTCAAATATGCCCACAACACGAGATTGGTAAATATAAAGCAGACTACCTTTTGTGCAAAATGAAAACTGATGTAGTTGCCAATACTGAAGGCTCAATAAATATCGTTGTTGAATTAGACGGACATGCTTTCCATGACAAAGATGAAAGGCAACGCAGGTATGAGAAAAAGCGTGACAGAGAAATGCAGAAACTTGGCTACAAAGTTTTCAGATATACCGGAGCTGAGATAGTTAAAGACCCGTTTGCAGCTGCAATCGAGTGCGTAAGCTATATGACGAACCATGATGAAGATGATCTTCGTGATCTTCTCGATGCCTATAAGCAGCATCGGAGTTTGTGATGGCAGAGCACAAGGGATTTTTTCTCTACCTTGACCAGTTCAAGCCGATATCGCGCCTGACAAGGGAGCAAAAGGGTGAGCTGCTTGAGGCCATGTTTAAGTATCACCTTGGTGAAGATGTAAAATTCTCTGATGAAATTACAGAGATGGCATTTTCATTCATGTGCATAGACTTTGATAGAGAAAAAAGTCGAATACATGGAAGAAAGCTGGATATATCGCAAGCAGAGTGGGCTTCTTTGAGAAGCAGTATATTTGAGCGTGATGAATACACATGCCAGTATTGCGGTAAAAAAGGTGGTCGCCTTGAATGCGATCACGTCCACCCGTTCTCTCTTGGCGGGCATTCTGTGCCAGAAAATCTAGTTACCGCATGTATATCCTGCAACCGTTCAAAGGGAGCAAAAATGCTCTCTGAATGGAGGCAGTAATGGAGCGCGGATACTTCAAAGTTTGGCGCAAGATTAAGGACTCACAGTCCTACAATCGCTCTGCAATCCATCGTGCAATACTTCTGACCATTTTTGTGGATGCCAACTGGAAAGGCGGATTTTTCTGCGGTCGTCAAGTTGCACCCGGCCAGATTGCAACCAGTGTGAAGGGGCTTGCCGAAGAACTCCGCGAACCACGCACAACCGTCCAGCGCGCACTGCGTGATATCGAGAAAGACGGCGTGATAAAAATTGAAAATGTGGGCAATAAGTGGACAATGATAACGCTTGTAAATTGGGACGCTTATCAAGCGCAGGATAAAAAAAGTGGTCAACCAGTGGGCAACCAGCGGTCAACCAGTGGGCAACCAGTGGGCACAATCAAAGAAGGTAAGAAGGAAAGAAGGAAAGAAAAAGAAGAGGGAGAAGCGGGCGAGCCCGCTGCCACCCCCGATGTTGATCCTGAGCTTTTAGACTTCGCACGCCAGTTCCAAAACGAGGTCACAATTACTCATGGCAATACAGCCCCAAAAATAACAGATGCGCTGATTGTTGACGGGGCTTTAGAGCTTGAACGGGCTGTGCGGATTGATGGGCTTGAGATCAACGAGATTAAATTAGCCCTCATGTGGGCTGTACATGATGATTTTTGGGGACAAAACTTAAAGTCTATGGCCCGAATGAGAACAAAGACTAAAGCCGGTGTGACAAAGATTCAAAGCGCAATTGGGGAATATCGACGGCATGCCGGAAGATCAAACGAGAATCGTGACCGCTGGGCTGGTGCGATATGAGCAAGCAGTACGACATTAGCGAAATTGCAGGGCTGCTTGCTGGGCGTGCCGAGGCTGTTTGCCAGTGGCTTTTGCCCCAAGGCAAGCGCGAGGGCCGCGAATGGCGTGCAGGTAGCATAGGTGGTGATGCCGGGCAGTCGTTGGGCGTGAACCTTTCTGGCAAGGCTGGCGTGTGGCGCGACTTCGCAGACAATGCCAAGGGCGGCGACCTGATTGACCTTATCCAAGCCGTTCATGGGTGCAACAAGGCCGAAGCTGTCAAGGAAGCCAAAGATTTTTTGGGAATATCCGACGACATGCCCACCTTTTTGCCACAGCGCAAGGCATACAGCCGACCTGAAAAGCCAAGGGGCATCACCAACCCCGGCGAAGAAATGCTTCACTGGTTTGCGGCACGCGGGATTAGCGCGGAAGTGGTGAAGGCGTTCAAGGTTGGGCAGATCGAAACCAAGCAGCACGGCCCGGTAATTGTTTTCCCCTACCTTCGCGGCACAGAGCTTGTTTTTATCAAGTACCGCCCCCTGCATGACAAAAAAGGCATGTGGACGAGCAAGGACAGTGAACCTTGTCTGTTCGGCTGGCAGGTTGCTAATCCTGATTCACGTGACCTTGTGGTTGTCGAGGGTGAGCTTGACGCCATGGCATTTTTTCAGGGTGGTTACTGCGCCGTTTCCGTCCCTCGCGGTGGTGGCGAAGGTGACAAGCAAGATGGCTGGATAGATGCCGAGTGGGACAGGCTGCAACTGTACGACCGTATTTTTTTGGCCTTGGATAACGACGAGCAGGGGCAGAAGGCCGCAGAGCATATAGCCCGCAGGCTGGGTGCGCACCGCTGCTTTAACGTCAATCTTGGGCAGTACAAGGACGCAAACGAGGCGTTGCTTGATGGCGCGGATATGGGCGCACTGTTCGACTCTGCCCACACTATCGACCCCTCAGAGCTTCGCCCGGCAACTTCGTATGTTGACGAGGTGTTTGCCTACTACGCTGATGCGGATGTTCGGAACGGCGAAACGCTTCCTTGGCGTAAGACTGAAAATACAGTCCGAATCCGCAACGGAGAAACAACCATCTGGGCGGGCATAAACGGGCATGGCAAGAGCCAGGTAGCCGGGCATGTCGCAACGCACAGCATGGCTATGGGCGGCAGGTGGTGCGTGGCATCTATGGAGTTCAAGCCGTACAAAATGCTGGCCCGCATGTTTCGGCAGGCCACAGCAACCAGCCAGCCAACATTGGCAGATCGTGGCCCACTGGTAGACCTTTGCAGTGATCGCTTGTGGGTGTTCGACGTGCAAGGCAATGCCCGCGCTGATCGCATTCTTGAGGTCTTTGAATACGCATATCGCCGCTACGGTGTTACCCACTTTCTGATCGACAGCCTTGCAAAGTGCGGCTTTGGCGAAGACGCATACAATGAGCAAAAAGCGTTTGTAGATCGCCTGTCTGACTTCGCCCGCAACAATGACGTGCAAGTGCATCTGGTTTGCCATTCCCGTAAGCGCCAAGATGAAAGTGATGTGCCGGACAAGTTCGACATTAAAGGCACTGGCGCAATAACAGACATGGTGGACAATGTTTTCATCGTTTGGCGCAACAAGCCGAAAGAAAAGAAGATTCAAGAGGCTGTAGGCGATTGGGCAAAGCAGCAAGCGCGTGCAGATGGGCCAGATGCCATATTGAGCTGCTGCAAACAGCGTGAGGGCGAGTGGGAAGGGTATATCAAGCTTTGGTTCGACCCTCGCACATTGCAATACTTGGAAGGCATTGATGAACAGCCAGTGCGATACTGTGCAAATGTGTAACCGCACCGACTGCGCCGGGGTTTTCATCGGTGAGCTGGCGTGCAGGGTGTGTGAGGAGGGGGAGATGCGCAAATTATCGCGCTGTATGCGTAGGGCTTTGGAAGACTTGTATAATCCTTGTTGTAGCGCGTCCGCATATTTCCAACAGCCGACATTGCAGGCACTTGAACGTCGCGGGCTGGCAGTTCGGTCTTTCGGGAGGTGGCGCGTGACAGACGAGGGTGAAAAGACCTTGGAGCAACACGATCACGTGGATGCGACAAATTGACCAACCTTGACCACGCCCTCCACATCCTGCGCACCATGGCAGATCAGGGCGACCAGCAGGAGCGTGACGCGGCGACCGTGCTAGCCGCCTTCATCGAGAGGGCGGTGCGCGACCAACGGCGGGCAAGGATAGCAGGAACAAGGATGTTACGGGCGGCACGGCGGTACAAACAGGCCGCTAAACGATTGGAGGAGCGATATGGGCAGTAGTTGCGTAATTTGCAACAACTCACAGGCCGACGAGATCACGCTGCATTACACATCTGACGGCTGGGATACGCCGTTTCGCGTGTGCCTGTGTCGTGACCACCAGCGGGAGCTGATCGGGCCTGTGCAGGAGGCGGTGAAAAAGATGCAAGAGGAAAGGGAGGTGGGGCGTGGCTGAAATAATCCAATTCCCCGCAAAGCTGCCCAAAATTGAAGCGAAAAAAGTACAGGTCAGACCGGGCGGCGTAGTCGATGAGATTTTTCGCTGTGATTCCTGCAAGGGGTTTCCACCATCTGGTGATAGCCCTCTCTGGAAAGAATACCCAGCTCGTTGCGTGTTCGGTCAGTGCATGGGCTTTGCCATGCCAAAAGGTCATCCAGATTCCGAACCTTGGGGATATTATCCAATGTTCAGACCGTGCGAAATGTTCAAAGAGCAGGAGGAAGAATAGATGCCAGTAATCGGAATTGACCCCGGTACAAAGTGCGGCTGGTGCGTCCGGCATGACGGCGGCGGCATGGACTCCGGCACATGGAACCTCAAAGGTGGGCGGTTTGAAGGAGGCGGTATGAGGTTCCTGCGGATGCGTCAGCATATCGCGGAACTCCTCGACACGGTGAAGCCGCGCATACTGGCATTTGAGGAAGTACGCCGCCATCAGGGAGTTGACGCTGCACACATCTACGGCGGCATCATCGCTGTTATTACCGAGGAATGTGAACGCCGAAGCATCCCGTACATGGGAATCCCGGTTGGCACAATCAAAAAGCGGGCTACTGGCAAGGGCAATGCTGGCAAGCCTGAGATGATGGACGCTGTGCGCAGGGAGTGGCCCGGATGGGATGGTGACGACAATGAGGCCGATGCCCGCTGGATTGCAGTGTGCGCGGGCGAAGCAATCAAAAGGCCGGAAGGTGTGGCGGCATGAACGATCTCGACAAAGCAACATACCGCCGCATGCGCAGGGCTTTCGGCAACGGCAACGAGCACAAAGGCCGCGCGATCATGCAGGCCATAGCGTTACGGCTGGAAGAGGCACGAGACAAGCACCCGCTGTACGCCGAAGGGCCGTACCATGCCCTGGGCGTAATACACGCTGAATTTAAAGAGCTTGAGCATGCTGTGGAGCATGAGACTGAGGCTAGGCAAAAGGATGAAGCCCTGGACGTAATTGCCACCTCAGTGCGGTTTTTGGGCGAGGAATACAGATAACTCGTAGCGGACGGCTGCGGAAAGGACGGAATCATGGGTACGGAGCGCGGACAGGTTTTGCTTGAGGCACACAAAATTATCAACGGCGACAGGCAGCAGGCATACGGCAACCCTGAGGATACGCATGCAGTGATTGCAGACCTCTGGAACGGGTACTTGCAGGGGCTGGCAAAGACATGCGACGACGGAGATTTTTACCCGTTGTCATTCCCGCTCCTGACCAACGCCGATGTGGCGCACATGATGGTTCTGTTCAAGATCGCCCGCCAGATTAACGGGGCCGGGAAGCGGGACAATGCCATTGACGGCTGCGGGTACTTGGCGCTGGCGTGGGATATGTACGAGGACAAAGAGCGGCAGGGAGAAGAGAAAAAGGCCGCTGTGCTGGTTGCTGGCGGTACGGGAAACGCCGATGAGCCGGGGTTTTTATCGCCTCTTTGCAGGCTCCGACTTTCACTGCGGGCATTTCGCTGGCCTGACGCATCCCGGCTGGCACTATGCACTGGACGGCGCGCGGGGGATGATCGGGGAGTTGCAGCGGGAAACATGGGGCTGGTTTGCGGGTGAAATCGCTAAGTTACGGCCCTTTGACGGCGCGGCACTGGTTGGAGACCTGTTGGACGGTGACGGTGCGGCATCTGGTGGTACAGAGTTGATAACCACTGACCGCAACGAACAGGTGGAGATGGCCTGTAAGGTGGTGGAAACCATCGGAGCTAAGCACAACCGCTTTGTCTACGGCACGGCCTACCACACAGGCAAGCACGAGGATTTTGAAAATCAAATAGCCCAGCGGTTCGGCGCTGAGATATCAGATCAGGCGTGGATTGAGAAGCACGGCGTTGTGTTCCACCTCAAGCACCATGTGGGCGGCACGTCAATTCCCCACGGCAAGGGAACGGCCCTGATGAAAGACATGCTCTGGAACCAGCTTTGGTCCGAGATGGAAGCACAGCCACGGGCAAACATCTTTCTGCGTGGGCATACGCACCGCTACATCGGCATTGACGACATAGGGCCAAACGGCAGCCCACGTATGGGGTTCTGTCTGCCGGCCTTGCAATCAGCGCAGACAAAGTTCGGCGGCAGACGGTGCAGCGGCATCGTCCATTTCGGGTTCATGCATTTCGACATTTATCCAGACGGGAGTGTGCAGTGGGTACGACACATACTCAACGTGCGGGCGGCAGTGCCGCAGGTGGAAAATCTTTGATCTTTGACGCTGAGGCCATGGTCAAGCTCCTCGCCAGCCAGGCTACGGCAACTGGCCGGGGAGAGGGCATGACCTCAAGCGAATTGGCTGAAAAGATGGGTTTCGGGCAGGACAAGGTGCGGAAGCTGCTCAAAATGGCTGTGGCTAGCGGTAAATGCCGCGTTACGCGAAAGACGGTGCAGACCATGGCTGGAACAAACACGGTTGTACCCAGCTATGTGCTGGCAGAAGGGAGCATGTGATGGACAGTGATTTAATAAAGTTTTTTTATGGTATTGGCGGTATCTATTGCGCTTGGCGTGTTCGGCGGCATGTATCTCTATCATCTGGCTGTGTAGGAGGGAGTGATGGGCGCAGAGAGCAAGATCAAATACGGCGGCTATAAATAAGAGGGCCCGCACTTGTTGGTATACTGGACACCAACAGAGGCACGGGCACTGTTAACGGCACAATAAACAAGGGTACGGGATATGTCAAACGGGCGAACAGTTGTTCACTTTAACGCATCTGGTGGGCTGGATGTACATTGGAAAGTTTTCCTTTGGCCCAGCAGATATATGTTCCATGAAAAAATGACGGATGCAGCCTTGGCAGACGGTATGCATTGTGCGCACCCCTATTTTACACACATGGTTACGCGCAAGCGTAGGCCAATGCGGGTTGTTGGTTCAATCCATTTCGTCAGGGACAAATGGGACATGGAGGTTGTAGCTCACGAATGCTTGCACGCTATAGCCCATTATATCAGGGCTACGGGAGCAAAGCCCATAGGGCATTGGTCGGACAAGATGGAGAAGGAAGAGGCGATTTGCTACCCATTCGGAAAGCTCGTTGATGAAATTTACCGCAAATTGTGGGAGCTGGACAATGCAGCATAAGCGCACCATCGGGCATGGCGTGGGGTTTGAGAGAACCAGAAGAATTACGGGCTATTGCGCATCTGTGCAGCGGTTCTGTGATGCGAAGAAAGCGGAACTCAAGGACAGGGTGAAGCATGCAACCGCTGGAGGTAAGGCAAAATGCTGATTGAAGTGCGGGTACAACTCAACGGCACATTGCGGCAGGACATAGACCGCGTGGCTAGCGCAATCCGTGTGGCAAAGTCGGGGCTGCGATATCCCGCACCAAACTTTGTCGTGTTCGGCCCGGTGTGGGAGCGCAACGATCTAGGGCATATCGTTGGCGCAAAATACCGCGTGGGCGACACATACCCAGCCGGGTACGATGCGATATGGAGTAGGTCTGTGAGCAAGGAACTGGAATTCAACGCTGACGCGCAGGGCAGCGCGGTTGCGGCGTAAATCAATTAAAAGGACGGGTACGGATATGGATACGCAGATTGTGAGGCCGATTGAGGTTGTTCGTGGCTACAAGGTCATGTCGCAACGTATGGGGAAGCCTGCGGAGGTGATTCGGGATTGGGCGTCTGACGGTGCGCCGATTTATCACGACACTGGTTACGCCATTGCAGAACTTGCCGAGCTTTGGGAGTGGCGCAAACGGAAAATGAAGCTGGTTTCAGAAACATAAAATAAAAGGGCCAACTGTGCGAAAGTTGACCCAATAATAAAAATCAGCCCACATGCATTATCGGTAATTTTCATGCGAAAGTCAAACTTGTTGGATGTTGTCAAGTCGCGTTGTGTTGCGTTTTAACCGTGAGTTGTCGCACGTCTTCAATTGTTTGAAATTCCCATGCTACTCTCTTGCAAAATGGAGCGTTGCGCATGGGACTGCAATTAGATTATATATGGGATTTTTTAGCCACGGTTGAGGGTGATTGCTTCACCTGTGGTTATGTGCCGTCAAACCGCGTGTCGGACGGCAAGGGCCGAAACTATGTAGGCCGCATTGTCCCCGCTGCTTCAAAGTATCCCGACTTTATTTCTACGGGAGAACCGTCCGAATACACGGCAATGGGCGCTTCTGGTGTCACTATCGCTACGGGCTGTGACCTGGGGCAGACGGATACCGACACGCTCCACGCCTACGGCCTGCCCTCTGGCATCATCAATCAGCTTCGGCCCTACATCGGGCTGCGCAAGGCTGACGCGCTGCGTAAACTGGCAGACATGCCGCTCGTGATTGCCCACGATACCGCCGCGCTGCTCGATGAGTGCGTACACGCAGGCTACCTGCAAAAGTACGTTGAACCCGCCTACAATCGCGCTTCCTCCATCAAATTTGCCGACCTGCCCAAACAGGCACAAGCCGTTGTGTTCTCCGTTTGCTTCCAGAAGGGATGCGGTGGCGTGCGCAGGGATTGGCCCAACACCTGGAAGCACCTGACCACGCAGAACTGGTGCGCGGCCGCTGCTGAATTGCAGCACGGATTTTCCGAGTATGTGGGCAGGCGCAAGGCTGAAGGCGAACTACTCAGGGAGTTGTGCTGATGGAATGGTCAGACCTCGGCAAAACCGTTGCCAAAGTCGCCCCTATCCTGGGGGGTGTGATTGGTGGCCCTATCGGAGCTATCGCCGGGGCTGCTGGTGCTCTCGTCGGTTCATTCCTTGGGGTTGAGCCTTCGCCTGACGCGATAGCGAGTGCGCTTGCTGACCCTGAAACGCTCGTGAGGCTCAAACAGCTTGAAAGCGATGAGCGCCAACGCCTCCTTGAGTGGCAGTCTACGCAACTAAACGCGGAGCTTGAGAACGTCAAGTCGGCTCGTGAACGTGAGGTCGCCCTTGCCCAAGCCGGGCATGGTGCGAGCTGGGCCACCAGCATTGTATCTTGCATCGTGACCATCGGCTTTTTCGTCATGCTCTACTTCGTCATAAGCGGCGGCAAGGCCGAGCTTGGGGACGCGGGGCTGATGCTGCTCGGCACTTTGGCCACCGGCTTTGGCGCGGTCATAAACTACTACCTTGGCTCGTCCATTGGCTCGGCGGCAAAAGATCGCATGTTCGGAGCCAATGCAAATGGTGGGGGGGGCAAATGACGGTATCACCAGAAGAACGCCTTGCCCGCCTAGAGGCCGAAATGACTGCGCTCAAGTGCAGCATGCTAGATCAGTTTACGGCCCTAAACTTGCGGCTCGATGAAGTAATTATCTCCCAAGTGAAAGATCACGGCAAGCGGATACAGGTGCTTGAGAAGCGCGGTGTGTGGATGGCTGGATGGATTGCCGGTGCTGGGGCGATAGGCTCCATCGTGGGCAGCGGGCTTGTGTTGCTGATTAAGGCTATCGCGTAGGGCCACCATGAATGGACACGCTCAAGATTCAACGCCTCATACTGGCAACAGATTTGATGCCAACAGAAAAGTTGGTGGGCATGGCCCTTGCCCTGCACATGAACGTCAAGGCCGGGCATATCCGCATGAAGCAGGAAACCATAGCCAAAGAGTGCGGTTTCTCTCGGCGTACCGTGGTCAGGGCTGTCCTTGCGCTGGTGGCAGCGGGGGTTTTTGAGTCGCGGCGCACCGGGCGCACGGCCATACTCGTACCAGCCGAATCAAGCGCGGGCGCGAGTGTAAAAAGTAGTGTAAATGTAGAAGTGACACCCGTGTCACATCAGAAGTGTCACCCATGTCACATCAGGCAGCAAAAAGAGAGCGATTTATGGGACTGCCCGCCGACCAGCACACCAGCGGAAGAGCTGTACAAGCGGGAGGTGGCGAGGGCTGCAAAAGCTGCCCAACGTCATGCCCGCACCTCACAGAGAACGGCTGCACCATAGCCGTGGGCAACCCCAAGCTGGCATGCCCGGCAGAGGATGAATGTTTGCGGCTGGCAATGCTCATGAGCGATGGCGAACAGGCCGAAATTTCAAAGGATTGATGATGGCTGAGTTGACGGACAAGCAACGGAAATTCGTTTCCGAATACCTGAAGGACTTAAACGCCACTCAGGCCGCTATTCGTGCAGGCTACAGCCAAAAGACGGCGGACAGAATCGGCCCTCAGCTGATTGGGAAAACTTGGGTCAGGGAAGCAATCGAGGCAGCTCAGAAACGCAGAGAAAAACGTACTGAAATAACTCAAGATCGTGTTGTGCAGGAACTGGCCCGTATCGCCTTCGGCAATAGCCGCTCTGTCATGTCGTGGACGGCATCAGGCATGAGGCTACGAAATAGTGACGACCTGACCGAAGATGAAGCAGCAATAGTGTCCGAGGTGCGCGAAACCACGACCAAAGACGGCGGCTCGATGGCACTCAAGACCCACGACAAGCTGAAAGCGTTGGAACTGCTCGGCAAGCACTTGGGTATGTTTGAGAAGAAGCCAGAAGACCCCGAAGCCGAGGAAGTGGCAGGCATTGAGGTTAGGGTGGTTAACGGCAGGCGCGAACAATGAGCGGATCTCGGATTCTTTACCCTGAGCTGAACGTACCACAAGCGCAATTCCTTGAAATGAATAGGAAATTCTCGGCATTCGTGGCTGGCTATGGCTCGGGGAAAACTTTTGTTGGATCCGCTGGCCTTGCTAAACACTTTTGGCTGCATCCGGGCATCAACGCTGGATACTTCGCGCCGACATACCCACAAATACGCGATATTTTTTATCCTACTGTCGAAGAGTGCTTTGATCTGTGGGGGCTGCGGGTGGTCGTTAAGACTGGCGACAACGAGGTTCATGTTTACAGCGGGCGCAAGTTTCGTGGCGTAATCATGTGCCGCTCGATGGAAAGGCCCGCCACAATCATCGGATTCAAAATCGGCCATGCCTTGGCTGACGAAATCGATGTCATGCCGATGGACAAGGCCCGCACGGCATGGCGCAAGATTTTGGCCCGCATGCGCTACAATGTCCCCGGCCTGCGCAACGGTGTGGACGTGACCACAACGCCGGAAGGCTTCAAGTTCGTCTACCACCAGTTTGTTAAGGCCGTGCGCGAAAAGCCGGAACTGGCAAAGCTGTACGGCATTGTTCGGGCCAGCACCTACGACAACGAGATCAACCTCCCTGACGACTATATCCCGTCCTTGCTGGAATCATACCCGGCTCAGTTGATTGAAGCGTACATCAACGGCGAGTTCGTCAACCTCCAATCCGGCACGATCTACGTGGCCTTCTCGCGCCAGTACAATTCGTGTGATGACGAGATCAAGGACGGCGAACCGCTGTTCATCGGCATGGATTTCAACGTGGGCAAGATGGCAGCCGTTGCGCATGTGCTGCGTGAAGGCCAACCCAGGGCTGTAGACGAGCTGACCAATGGTTACGACACGCCGGACATGATACGGCGCATCAAAGAGCGGTACTGGCGGTATGAGGGCGGGCAGTATGTTAAGACGCGGGAGATCAGGATTTACCCTGACGCCAGCGGCGATTCCCGCAAGTCCGTCAACGCCAGCCAGACAGATATTGCCCTGTTGCGCGAGGCGGGGTTTGTGGTATGCGTGAACGCGGCGAACCCGCCCGTCAAAGATCGCATCAACGCCATGAACGCCATGTTCTGCAACGCCAATGGGGAGCGGCGGTACAAGGTGAACGTGGCGAAATGTCCGACATATGCAGAGGCATTGGAGCAACAGGCTTGGGCCGCAAATGGTGAGCCTGATAAATCATCGGGTCACGACCACCTGTGTTTTACTGGTGACACGCTAGTGGAAACAATTGATGGTGCTATGCGTATTGACGAAATGCCGACGCATGGACTCGTAAAAATAGCGCATGGTGTATTCGCAGAATATGTAAACTGCGGTCTTATAAAACAAGCAAGTACAATAACGGTTTATTTTTCAGATGGGAAAAAAATTTCATGCACTCCAGATCATTTGATTTTTAATGGGAAAGAATGGGTAAAAGCCATTGATATAGAGTCTTTGTCGAATTATAATATAGACAAAGAAGGGGAATTAAAATCATGGTTGAAGTCATTACAGGAAAAAAACAAAGATTTCTTGGTGAAGACTATTATCTATGCGGGTTCTATTTTCAAAGGAATGGGAAGCGACTCCACAGGGCTGTATACGAATATTACAAGGGCCAGATTCCACAGGGGTTCCACGTTCACCATATTGATGGCGACAGGACAAATAATGGAATTGAAAACCTTGAATTGGTCAGCAAGGGAGAGCATGCACGGCTACACATGCAACAACCTGAAAGAAAAAAGGATTCGCAGCGCGCTATCAAGATCGCTATTGAGGCGGCTAAGGCATGGCATGGTTCACAGGCCGGTTATGAATGGCATCGAAAGCATTATGAACAGTGTAAAGACAAGCTGCACACAAAAAAAATCTTTACTTGCGAATGTTGTGGAAAAGAGTTTGAAGCAGAAGATGTCGGCACAAACAAATTCTGTTCGAAAAATTGCAAGGCAATGCACCGTAGGCGGAGCGGCGTTGACAACGAAACAAGAATTTGCGTCGTTTGTGGAAAAAAGTTTGATGTCGGAAAATACTTTAAGACAAAGTGTTGTTCCAGAAAGTGTGGCGGGGCCTTACGTCGTAGCTATAGAACACAGCAATGTGCCGCGTGACGTTTATTGCCTTACCGTCCCGTCTTGTGGATTTTTTAGGCTCGCAAACGGCATGCTTGTTTCAAACTGTGACGCTGGGGGCTATTACCTGATCAAAGAATTTCCTGTGGTTAAGAAACAAGTTCGCTTCGGATTCTAAGGGGGCGCAGATGGAATACACGAAAAAACATCCTTGCTTTGAACAAAACCGCCTGTGCCGTGAACTGGCAATGGACTTGTACGAGGGCGGGCGGTGTGTCGAGGTGGAGCGGGTAAAGACGCTGCTGACCAAGCACCCGTTTGAAACGCCTGCGCAGTACGACATACGGGTAAGCCGTGCCACATACCGTAACTTCGCGGCCCCCATCGTGGACGTGTTCAGTGGCATGGTGTGCGAGGGCAGACCAGAACGGACGCTGCCGGACGCGCTCAAACCCATTGAAAAAGATGCTGACCGTCTGGGCAACGATGCCGGGACGTTCTTCGACGACGTGGTTCGCAACGCTGCTGGCGGTGGTGCTCGGTTTGTCCTGGTCGATATGGAGCCGCCCAGGGGGGACACGCTTGCAGCCGATAAGCAGGCCGGGCGTAGGCTTGTGCCGTACTTCGTGGACATCGATGCGGATAATGTGTGGGATTGGGGGCTGGATGATAAGGGGCTTGCGTGGGTGGTCATTCACTCCACCGAGGCAGTGGAGCCTAAAGCGTTTGAAGTCGCTATGGTTGTCGACGTGCTGACCGTGTGGACTCGCGCCACATGGCAGAAGTTCAAAGGCCAGCCTCGCGCCGTGACCATTGCTGAAAAAGAGCTGACAAATATCTACGCCACGCAGATGATGCCGGATGGGGAGCCAGTAGCGCACCCCTGCGGGATGGTTCCGCTCGTTCCCTTCCTGTTTGAGCCGCGCACTCCCATGACGGGCAACCCGGCTACCGACGATGTGCTTTCGTTGATTGTAGGCACGTTCAGGCGTTACAGTGAGCTTGATAAAATGCTGTTCGACCGTGCGGTTCCGTTGCTGGTCGTAACTGGACTTTCCAACGAAGATGGTGACAATTTTGTGATGGCCAGTAGCAACATGCTGACCACTACGGAAAAGGACGGCGTATCGGCTGCGTATGTTGAGCCTACTGGTACATCTTTTGAGGCGCAAACCGCATTCCTTGCCAACGACATTCAGCAGATCCGGGAAATTGCCCTGCGCATGGTGCGGCCTGATTCTGCCGTGGGCCAGAGCGCGGAGAGCAAGAAGCTGGACAACGCGCAGCTCGACACGCAGCTTGCCAAGTTCGCCAGACGGTGTGCGGCTGCTGAAAAACGCTGCTGGATGCTGGCGGCTGCATGGATGGGCATGAAGAACGTGGCTGATGATGCTATCCTGACGCCATACAACGAGGATTACAGCGAAGATAGCACGAACATACTGGACAAGGCGTTTGTCCTGGAACTGACGCGCCTGAATGTAATTTCCAAGGTGACTGCGCTGGAACTGCTGATGAAAACTGGCACGCTGCCGGAAGACTTCGACCCGGCTGCCGAGGCCGACAAGGTGGCACAAGGCGTGCTGACAAATGCTGGGCAGAATGGGTCCAATGCTCTTTCATCCTTGCTGAAAATCTAGGCTGACCCATGACCCCAGACGAACTCACCGCGAAATACTTCCTTGCCCGCATCCTGTACTGGCGCGACCAACTGGACGGGCTGGACGGTGCTGCCGTGGCGCAGCTTATCAAGGTGCTGTCCAGCGCCAAGGCTGACGTTCTGGCGCGGCTCAAGGCTGACATGGACGGCATTGCCAGCGTGACCGATTGGAACCGCGACAGGTTGCGGCAGGTCAATGCGTGGATTAGCGAGGTGACGGCTGGCGCACAGGCTACGACCCTTGCCACCATCACGCAATCCAGCATTACGGCTGCCACGGCCTCGCTTGCCACCTACAACGCCATGTTGTCGTTCGAGGGCAAGGCCAGTGCGGTCAAAACGGTGGGGCTGACCACAGAACAGATTGTGACGTGGTTCCAGCGCACCCCGCTACAGGATGGCACCGTGCTTTCTGATTGGGTGGGCAAGGCGTTCACCAACGGCGTGAACGATTCGCTCATTACCGCAATTCAGCGCGGGGGACTTGAGGGCAAGGGGACGCGGGCGATGGTGCAGGATGTGCTACAAGCCGCCCTTGACGATGGGTTTGCCATCACGCAGCAAGAGGCCGTCATGTTGACCCGCACTTACACACAGACCGCCAACGTGCAGGCAATGGAAGCCGTGGCGCGGGCCAACAGCGATATTATCAAGGGCTATAAGCGTGTGGAAACGCTGGACAACAGAACGTGCTTGCGGTGCAGTCTAGCAGATGGAAGCGAGTACGGGCTGAATGAAGAACGCCCGCGCCTGCCCGCGCATGTAGGCTGCCGGGGCGTGTGGACATTGCTGACAAAGAGCTGGCGCGACTTCGGCATAGACATGGACGATCTGGAACAGGTCACGCGCCCCTGGGTCATGCGCAAGCCGGGGGCCATTGGCACGGGTGGTCGCAAGATTCTGGAGTATGGGCAGACTACCGAGAATTTCAGCGGGTGGTGGGAATATTTGTCGGCGGCACAGAAGGCAAAGACCAGCATTGGCCCGGTGCGCGGCAAGCTGCTGGAGTCCGGCGCGGTGAAGTGGGGCGACCTGTGGGACAAGAAAACAGGGCTGCCGTACACGCTTGAGCAGTTGGGCTATGACGGGCGGGGGAATAAGCTGAAATAGCCGTGCTGGCAGGGCATGGCAGGGATACGAAGGCGCGGGTTACTCCGCGTCTTTTTTTGTGGCATCATCCGGCAGGTCATCGAACAGGTCTTTTACCGAGCAGCCAAGGGCATCGGCAATTTTACCCAAAACCTTGAGGGTGCAGGAATCAAGGCGCGAATCGTCAACGGCACGGCGCAATGTGTCCGTTGTGACACCAGACAGGCGGCAAAGCTCACGAAACCCCACCTCGCCCATTGCGGCCCTGACGTTGCTCTTGAATTTCATGCCTTGGTTGTAACGAAATATCTTGACAAGTCAACCGTAACGATATAACTACACACTTACCACATGAGCGAAAAGACATGAGGAATGGATGTAGCTAGTAGTGGAAGGGATAACTAAAAATAGGAATGGAAGGCTATTATCATGGCAAAGAACATCGTTACGGTAAACGTGAGGCTTGAGGGACACCAACCCCTTATCATCCACAACAGCCAGCTTGCCAACCCGCTAAACAAGTGGAGCAAGCTGATGAAGGACGTAACCAGCAAGCGCAAAAAGACTGATGCCGACTTGCTGGAACTGCAACGCCTTGAATTCATGGGCGGCATGTATTTTGATGAACTGGTGGGCGTGTATGTGCCGGGCCAGTGGTTTGAGGCCACCGTGGTTGCGGCGATGGCTTCCATTAAGCGCGGGCAGAAAAAGAATGTGCGCGGCGGCTTGTATGTTGATACGCCTAAAATCCCGCTGGAATATGATGGGCCTCGCACGCTTGAGGGGCTTTGGGAGAGCGGGAAGTTCCACCGCCTTGATATTGTCGGAGTGCAGCGGTCTAAAATCCTGCGCTGCCGTCCCTGCTTCCAGCCGCCTTGGGCCGTGGAATTTTCAATGACGATCATTCCCGAAGTTTTGAACGTGTCCGATGTGCAGGATGCGTTTGTGCATGCGTCCATGCTCGAAGGTCTTGGCGACTACCGCCCCAAGTTTGGACGTTACAACCTGACAAAGTTTGAAGCAAGCAAGCCTGAAAAAATGGCTGCATAAATTTACTGCGTGGGCAGATTGGAGCGCACGGCAGAGCAGGGCAGCGCACGGCAATGCACTGCACGGAAGTGCAAGGCACAGCTTGTTTTCTCGCATGGGCTACGGGGTAACTCGCAGCCACAACCGAGGCGGCAACGTCACGAATGGAAGGGATAGTAGAGGACTGCAGCGTAGAGCATTGTAGAGCCGCGTTTCTTTTACCACAGCCCTTGCGAACCTCGCAGGGGCCAACGGTGCAGGAAGTGCCGAGGGGATTGTTAAGACAAGTAGAGCCTGGGAATGTAGAGCACATCCTTTATTATTGGTGAACACACAGCGGGGAAGATATGGACAAGACAACGCTTTTCCCAAACTGGAAAGAACTGGCGAAGGTTATCGCGGCGGCAGAGGATGATAGGCCAGCGGGATTCTACTCAGACGCAGATATCGCAGATTTGCTTGATGCAGAGCCTGGGACGCAGGATTTCAGCTTCCAGTGGATGCAGTGCCGCGACTACCTACTCAAAACCTACGGCATCGAGTTCATGCGCGTCAAAGCACCCATTCGCGGCTACAAGGCCATGAGCGACACGGAAAAGGTCAACGTGGGTTTTACGCGCAGGATGAAAAAGACGAGGCGCAACGCCAACCGCATGAGTCGCGTGGTCGGCAGCGTGAACAGAAATGCCCTGTCGGCAGATGATGCGCGGGCGCACGATCAGAACATGGCGAAGGCTGGTTTGTTGGAAGGCTTGCTACACCAGCTACCGCGTGGGGTAACGTCCCTGCGCGTCACAGTGGACATAAGCCGGGATATGCCGGGCTTGATGCCCTAACCATCCAGCCGGGGTAACGCCCGGCTTTTTTGTTGGGCTATGATGCGCCCCGGTAAACAAGCGGTAATGCGACTCACAGCCCGCTCACGATGCGCTCAATCATCCACTTGCGCGGTGTTATTTGTATAAAATTTTCTGTAGTCATGCCCGAAGTTTAGCCGCACCCAATCAGCCAATACCCGCCAAGACCAGCCCAATACCCATAAATTGACCGCGCTAAAAACCGTGTCAAGCCTAGATACCCCCGCGACATGCCCGCAGATCGCTACACCTCATGCCCGCCAGACTAACCCCATGCTATCCTGACGCAAAATCAAGCGGGAGTTTTTGCCCGCGTTTCTGGCGTGATGCCCAAACCTCGAACCCGTGAAGGGATAGTATGAAACTGAAGCTGGACGAAAAAGGTCAAGTGGTTTTGGAAAACGGTTTGCCCGTTTGGGTCGCTGATGATGGCAAAGAAATTGCCTATGACGTGCCGCGATTGGTCAACGATCTTTCCAAGGTTAACGGCGAGTCGGCGGGACGGCGCAAGGAAATTGACGCGCTCAACGAGAAGTTGAAGGCGCTCGAAGGCATCGACCCCACCAAATACCGCGAACTGGAAGAAAAGCTGGCGTCCATCGACCAGGGCAAGCTGATCGAGGCTGGCAAGGTCGAGGAACTCAAGGCCAGCGTTGCCAAGGGCTACGAGCAGCGGCTTGCCGAAACGCAGAAGATGGTTGCCGACAAAGAAGCCGCGCACAAGTCCGAGATGGAAAAGGTGCAGGGCCGCATACGCAACATGGCGGTCAAGTCCCTGTTCGACGGCTCCAACTTCCTGCGGGACAAAACTGTTCTGACGCCTGATATCGCTTTTTCCAGCTTTGGTCAGAATTTTACGGTTGAGGAAGCTGGCGACGGCTACAAGATTTCGGCGTCCATCAACGGACAGCCCATTCTCAGCCGCGCCAATCCCGGCGAACTCGCCACCCCCGAAGAGGCTCTTGAAGCCATCATCGAAGCTTACCCGCTGAAAGATCGCATCCTGAAATCCCCCGGTGGCGGATCTGGTGCGCAGGGGGGCAACAACTCCAATTCCTACGGAGCCGGGAAACTATCGCCGGAAGCGGCTGGAAAGCTCAGTCCGGAAGAGTACGTCAAGGCCCGCAAGGAAGGCAAAATTTAAAGGAAAAACATCATGGCCAATACGCTGCTTACCCCCGACATTATCGCCCGCGAAGCCCTCATGATCTTGCAGAACAACACCGTCATGGGCGGTCTTGTCTACCGCGATTATGAAGGCGAGTTCGGCCCTTCCAGGGTGGGTGATACGATTTCCATTCGGAAGCCTGCCGCCTTTACCGCCAAGGAATTTACCTCCACCATCGACGTTCAGGACGCAAAGGAACAGAGCGTCGCCCTGACGCTGGAAAAACATTTTGACGTGTCCACGTCCGTGACTTCAAAGGAGTGGACGCTCGATCTGGACAACTTCTCGACCCGCATCATTGCCCCGGCAATGGTTGCCATTAACGACGCGGTGGACTCCTACCTGTGTAGTCTGTACACGCAGTTCAACCAGACCTCCGGCACCGCTGGCACCATGCCCAGCGCTCTTTCCAGTCTTGCCGCTCTCGATCAGGCCATGAACGAGGCCAAGATTCCCGTTGCCAACCGCAAGGTCGTGGTCAACCCGGCTACCAAGGCAGCCATGTTCAGCCTTGACGCGGTGGCCCGCGCTGACGCTCGTGGCGACGAAGGTACCGCGCTGCGTGAGGCCAGCATGGGCCGCATCATGGGCATGGATTGGTACATGGATCAGAATATCAAGTCGCACACCGCTGGCACCGCTTCTGCTGCCACCACCCTTGCCGTGAATGGTGCGGTTTCGGCTGGTGCTACCACTCTCGCGGCTGACGGTGGCACTGGTTCGCAGACTCTCAAGGTTGGTGACGTGTTCACCGTGGCTGGTGCTACTGGTTCCTACACCGTGACCGCGAACGCTACCGCCACTGCTGGCGCGTTTGCTTCCGTCGCGTTCATGCCCGCGGCCCCCACTGGCGGTTTCGCCGATGATGCTGTGATTACGGTTAAGGCTTCGCATGTGGCAAACCTTGCTTTCGTCAAGGAGGCTATTGCCCTCGCAGCCGTGCCGCTGGAAATCCCGCAGGGTGCTGCCAATGCTGCCTATGTGAGCATGGGCGGCCTCGGTATCCGCGTGGTGTACGGCTATGACGTGTCCACCAAGACCGACACCATCAGCTTTGACTTGCTGTGTGGTGCCAAGGTCATTGACCCGCGCTTGGGCGTGCGGTTCTTGGCGTAGGAGGCGACATGCTCGATACCACCAAGCTGACGAAAGATGGTGTTGAACTGCTGGTCAATGCTGGCAGCGAACAGGAAACCGGGCTGCTGGCTGACGGGTGGAAGCCTGTGGAGGTAGAAGCCCAAGCCAACGACACCAAACCCGCGAAGGGCAAGAAATCCGCAGAAGCGGAACAGGGCGGCTAACCAAGCCGTGCAAGTTCTGAGCTTGCACACATGGGCGGGGGCTACGGCTCCTGCCCTGCAACAAGAGCGGAACAATTAAGGGAGCAAACATCATGCCTTGCAACACTGGTAAAAAGAAAAAGAAGGGCGGCAAGTAAATGGCACTGGTTGTCGAAGATGGCACGATGCCTACTGGCAGCAACACCTACATCAGCCTTGCCGATGCCAACACCTACGCCACTGATCGCGGGCTGTGGACGTCTGCCACTACTGACGATGCGAAGACCGTGGCCCTCCTGCGTGCTGCCGACTACCTGAACACTCTCCAATGGAAGGGCGTAGCAGTGACGTGGGATAGAACAATGGCGTGGCCCCGCGAGAACGTGCCGCAGCCGGGTGGCGCGGTGGACATTTACGGCAATCCTGTGCTGCTGGCTAACAACATCGTTCCCAAGGCAGTTACACAGGCGCAGACCGAGCTTGCCGCGCTGATCGTTGCTGGCACAAATCCGCTTTCCCCTGCTGAACGTGGCGGGCGCGTAGTGTCCGAAACGCACACGACTAAGGCCGGTGACATTGACGTGATCGGCGGCGACAGCAAGAGCGACAGCTATACCTACGCCGAGGGTGCGCCGGTTGAAACATATTTCCCGGCTGTGGTCGGCCTGCTGCGCCCCTATCTGGCGGTTGTGCCGGGTAGCAGTGGGGCGCGGTGCGTTGAGGCTGGGAGGGGATAAGTGATGTTCAAAAAACTTTTGGTTATCCCCAGCGCTCTTTGGGAACAGCGGCGTTTTTTGCTGACCTTCTGCATCGTGCAGGTCGTGATGTTCAAGTTCCTCAAGTGGATTGGTTGGTAACGCATGTCCACCTACGCCGAAACTGCCGCCAAGGCGAAAGCCGCACTCGCTGCCAAAGGCATGTCCATGCAGTTTGTGCGCGTGACGGCTGGCGGCGTGTATGACCCTGAATCGGGTGGCTACACTGGCCCTACAGAAACCACCACCAGCTTTTACGGCGTGCGTACCAACCCGACACAGGCCGAGGTGCAGTTAGGGCTATTTCAGGGCGTTACAGCGGTCATTCTTGCCCCTGCTGACCTTGCTGGTGGCTCCGAACCTACCACCGCTGACAAGCTGATCTACGGCGGGCAACGGTGGGACATTAAAGAAATCCGCAGCGTGGCCCCGGCTGAAACTGTAATGCTGTACAAGCTGGGCGTGGTGGCTGCGGGGGCAAGCTCGTAATGGCACTGCCGAACAGCAAGGCGGGACACACACAAGAGTGGTGGCAAAACCGCATTGCTTACCTTGATCGCAGGGTGTGCCGCAGTGGCAAGGAATTGCAGGAGACCGTGACCGAGCTTGTGGAGGCCCACAAAGGGCTTGTCCGCGCTGCCATTGCCGCCGCCATCGTGCGCGAGTTCATGGAGCTGATTAAGCAGACGCCAGTGGATACGGGCCGGGCGCGGGCGGGGTGGTCGATTGGCACAGAGCCGAGCGAATGGACGCCGCCACCCGGTGTCTGGGAAGAGTTCCTTGCCAATGGCTCCATTGACGCAGCCGTGGCGAAAGGGCTGACCAACAAAAAGTTGAGCGAGGCAGATGTGATCTACATTTGCAACAACGTGCAGTACATCATGGCTCTTGAAGCTGGCTGGTCGGCACAGGCTCCACAAGGCTTCATTGGCAAGTTTTTGCAGCGGCTGAACAGGCAGCTCAACCAACTGGCGGCGAAATTATGAGCATGCTTTGCCCCACGCTCTCCGAAACGAACACCGCTTTCAACACCAAGATGGCTGCGGCCCTTGCCGCGCTGGTGGCATCTGGTGATGTGGTGATTACTCCCGCCAATTCGGACAACACGCCAGACCTGTGCAAGATTCTGGCGATCTCCGCATTCCAGCCGGACAAGACCACTGGCGCGGAGATGGGCGGGCCGGGAGCGTTGGCTATCCGTAGCGGCGTGTATCTGGTGACGCTCTCAGCACCCAAGACAATCAGCCAGAAAAAGCATTTGGATGCTGCGCAAGTGGTCGAGGACTACTTTGCACAATTCAGCGCATCGCCGCTCACGGTGGCCTCTGGCGCGCAACTTTACTGTGACCAGCCTTATACACTAAACGCCGGGATTACGCCGGACAAACGAATCTCACTGCTTGTTACGATACCGTGGCATGCGTGGGCAAGTAACTAACGAGAGAGGGTAGGATTATGGCTAAAAGTTGCTCCACGGTTGCAAGCAGCAAGATTCAGCAAGTTTTTGCTGTGATCGAGGACGTTACGGGCGTTTTGCAGAGGCCCACGGCTGCGGGCTACATCATGCCCGCCGGGCGCGCCACCATGAACCAGACGCCGGATTACACCAACTCGGACGAACTGAGCGGCACGCTGGACGTGACCGACCAGTTCAAAAACGCGGTGAAGAACGGTGAAGGCGCAATCCCTATGATTGTGCGTATCCCGTCTGATGGCTCCAAAATGCAGGGCGCGGCGCTGTTTGAGGCTGCCATGGGTACAGCGCAGGAGCCGGACACGGCTACGGCGGTGATCGCCACTGGCGGCGACATTGACGCTGACGATACCACCATCAATATTTCCGGCATCACTGGCGGTACGTTCCCCACGCGTGGCGAAGTGCTGATCGGGACAGAGAGGATTCGCTACCTTGGCGTGACGGTCAACGGCAGCGGCGTTATTACTGCCCTGAACAACTGCGTGCGCGGATATCACAGCACCACTGCCGCGACGCATGCCGCCGCCGATGCCATCACCCTGAAAAGCCGCGTGTACTTTCAGGACAACTGCCGCCCGACCTGCTCCATCTGGGTTAAGGACGACCATACCGTGCGCTTTGCCTCTGGCTGCGTGGTTACTGAAACAAAGGTTCCGCAGAGCAAGGAAGGCGGGCAGCACTGCGACTTTTCGTTCCAGTTCCGGCAGATGGGCTGGTGCGGGCGCTCGTTCTTGAGCGCAGACCAAACCACCGCCGTACTTTCCGTGGTGACGGACGATGCGGCCAATGCGGCGGGCGCGTACACCGTGGGCGGCATCATAAAAAACACCACCAAATCGGACGACAACAGCGGCGCTGGCTACACGATCACGGCAGTTGATACCAACGCCGGGACAATTACCGTTACCCCCACGCCGAGCGGTTGGGCTGCGGACGATCAGCTTGACCCTTGGCTTCCTACGGCTACGCCCATTGGCACGGCTCTGGAATCTGCCAGCACCCGCGTGTTCATCAATGCCGTTGCTGGCAAGCTTCTGGAAGGCACGATCACCCTTGGCACGTCCACCAGCTTCACAAGCGAAATGGGTGACGAGTACCCCGGCGAGAATGCCGACAACACCCGCGCACTGAGCATGGACAACAGCCTGTATTTCCGCGCCAAGGATGCGCCTGAGTTCACCAAGGGCTATGACGGCTACGAGTTGCCCATTGCCGTTGTTCTGGGCAACACGGCGGGCGGCACCTTGGCCCTTGCAATGAAGCGCGTCAAGTTCACCATGCCAAGCGTAGATGTGAGCGACCCGTTTGTGACCCTGAAACGCACTGGAACCATTCTTGGCACGTCCGGCAACGACAGCCTTGTGCTGGTGCAGGAGTAATCATATGCCGAAGATTCTGACCGATGCTTACCGCGATGCCACGTTCTACGTTCCGTATTCGGAAGATCGCACAGAGGGTTGCTACATCAAGCCCCTTACTGAAACTGCTATGGGCAAAATGCGTGACGAGGCTGCCAAGGAAGGCGGCGCAGACGACAAGCTGTCCTCTGCCATCTTCGTGCGCAAGCTGCTGCAAGCCTCTATCAAGGATTGGGTGGGCTTCTACGATGTAAAGGGCGAACCGCTGCCCTGCACGCCGGAAGTCATCAAGGAAATATGCGAGTGTGACAGCGAGTTTACGGGTGGTCTGATGCTGCGCATTCGCAACGTGGCCCGCATCGGGGAGCTTGAAGAAGTAAAAAACTGACGAAGTGGGCCGAGTGGTACGGTAACCCAGACAGCCCACAGTGTGACGACTGCCGGGAGTTGAACGAGCTTAACGGCGACCATCCGCCATGCGCCACATGCCAGCGGCCCACTGAGCTAACGAAACGGAATGCCGAAGCGTGGGCCATATTCCGCGATTTGGACGAGTTCGGGCGCGAACTTGATACAATGGGCGGAGTTCCGCTTAATCTGCGCTTAGAATCAATCCTGCGGGCATGCAGGCGCACTACTGACCCTGTGGGCATGGAGTGGCGAGTTAAGGAACTTGACCGCATCGTGACCAAGTACCGCAGGGAAGATTTCAAGCGCAGGCAGGACGACAAAGAAGAATGACAGGGCCGGGAGGTGGTGAGCTTCCCGGCCTTTTCTTTTGCCACGCGCCTTGGTAAACTGTCGCATGTCCAACCCACCAGCGCAGCAAGCGCAAATCGTGCCATATGGACGCGGCGCAAAGCCCCATTTCTGCCTGCTGTTCATCAACCCCACAGGCGAACACTGGCCCACCATCCTGCAAATGCGTGAGCACATCAGCGTGCGCGAGGATGAAGGCCGTTACCTGTTCGAGTTCTGGCCCTGCTGGCACGACTTTCAATTTCTCTATACTATCCTCAAGCTCACCCGCCCCTGGGTGGACGTGCAATATTTCTGCGCTGGACATCCCATCGAGCGCGATCAGCTAATGCGGCCCATGTCCTGCCTCATGCGCAAGCAGTGCCAGGCATGGCCTATCAGGACGTGTGTGCGCAATGTCAACTTGCCTTCCGATTCATGGGGCGATCTTGAGTTCATGCTTCCCTGCAATAAGCTGATACCCGGCTTTCGCTTCCCGCAAGGCGCATTAGGCTTCTACGACCTCCTCATGGGCAAGGCCGAGGAATACGGATATCTTTTCTGCCCGCTGTTTGACCCTTCGATAATGTCCGGCCCGCACAATTTGCCACGACTCATGAAACCACCGCAGACCGTAACCACACTTGGCGGCGGTGTCTGCATGGCGTTTTACATGGGCAGCGGTAAGCCAAAACTCGACAAGTAAAAAGTCTGTCAACCCGTAATAGTGTCGTCTTATGTGTACATGAGGCGGCACTATTGTCATGTCCAGAGTATGACAATGCTATGCTTACCCCAAAAATCTGGGGTCAGCACTATGCCTATTATTCAAATCGAGTTGCAGCTCAACGACAAGGGGACGGCTACTGGCGTTCGCAACATCAACGCCGTTTCTGATTCCCTTGACCGGGCTAAAAAGTCTGCCTCTGACCTCGGAAAAGACGGCTCCAACTCGCTGAACACTTTCGGTAAGGGCGCGGAAGAGTCAGCCAGCCGTGTGAAAGGTCTGGTCACGCAGATTATAGCCCTTGCTGGCGCGTATAAGGCCTTGCAAGCGGCTTCGTCTTTCGTATCACGCACGTTCAATTTTTCCAGCAATATTGAGTCCTCACAGATCGCCATTGCCTCGGTCATAGGCGCGACCAATAAAATCACGGATGGTCAGGGGCGGCAGCTTGAAGGCGCGGAGAAGTTCAACGCCGCACAGGAAATTTCTGCCACCCTGATGGAAAAGATTCAGGTTCTAGCCCTGTCCACAACCGCCACATATGACGACCTTGTGCAAGGTGTCAGCGGCATTATTGCCCCGGCTACCAAGGCTGGCGTGGCAATGGAAAAATTGCCGCAGTTTGCAGTGACCGCCGCGCAAGCCATGACGGCAATGAAAATACCCGTCAACCAGATGCGGACAGAAATTGAATCGCTGCTGTCCGGCAACATCAATAAGGCACAAGACCTGCTGGCAACAAACCTTGGTATCAGCGGTGAAATGGTGCGCAACTGGCAGAAGCAAGGCACATTGGTTGCCGAGCTGGAAAAGCGTTTGCGTGTGTTTGCTGATGCCGGTGAGGCTACCGCGCAAACGTGGTCTGGACTCAAGAGCAACATGCAAGACGCGCTAGACTACCTGTCGTCAAAGACTGGCAAGGGTCTATTCGAGGGTACGAAGCAGAGCTATCGGGAATTGCTGTCCCTTCTAGTCAACACAGATCAAAACAAGCTTGGGCTTGGCGACGACATAAAAAACATAGCCGCCGCCATGGAATCTTTGGAAAATGCGATCGGAAACAATCTTCTATCCGTGACGAAAGAGCTTGTTGAAAAGATAAAAGAAATCAATAAGCCAGAAAACATAGATGAAATAAAGAAAGGGTTTAAAGAATTTTATGACACGGCTGTGGACATAAAAGATGCTTTAACTTTTGCCGGTAATGAAATTTACAATATTGTTCGCGTGTCCCTTGAAGGCTGGGGACAAATGCCACAAATTATAAAGGATGTAGGTCTTGTTGGCGCTATAGCTTTCGGCTGGAAAGGCAAGGCTATCCTGGCGGCAATTGGCGCTGCAAAGTCTGGACTACAGGATCTTATTGATAACCCCATTCGCAGCACTTCTGATCCAGATAATCCGATAGAAACTGATTATTGGGGGAATGAAACTGGATATAATAATAGATACTCAAAGGGCGGAAGGAACAAACCACAAGAAGAGCCCCAGCAAGAGATGGTTGGCCCACAACCAGAAATAGTTGGCCCCCAAAGATATGTTCCAACCGGCCCATTTAAGACCACCAACGCCATCGGCGGCTTTGATAACAAGGAAAAGGGCCTTGAAAAGATCGCCAGTGCCAAGGAACAGTTGCAGAAAATCCGCGAGGAAATGGAACTGTTCAATGGCGAATCTTCCAAGGCGAACAACAGCCTAGACCAGAAGATACGCCAGATTGAAAAGCTGGGTAAAACGGCCGGCCTTTCTGCGTCTGACATCCGCGATCTGCAAGACCAGTATTCGCAGTCGTGGGACACCAAGACGCTCAAAGACCTGAACAAGGAGCTTTTGCAGGCAGAGAACAACACCACGGCCCTGCAACAGGTTGAAAATCAGGACAAAGTGACCTCGTTCAGCAACCGCCTGAACCAGATAAATAGCCTGTCGCAAGAAGAAAAAGACATAATGCTTGGGCGGTATCAGACGGGCCTTTCCAAGCAAGTCAACGTCAAGGATGCCCAGACAAACCTGACGTTTATCAAGGAGTTTGCGGAACTCAGCGGGAACAACAATCTCTCGACTGAGTACCAGAACCAGCTCATTGCCGCGCAGGCCGACATTTTCCGCTCACAGCTTACGCCAGAGCTTCGCGCCATGGTTGATGAGTGGGCGAAGCTGCAACAGCTCAAGAACGCCCGCGACCCGTTCAGTGGCCTTACTCGCGGCTTGCGCACTTACTCCAACGAGGCCTCTGACTTTGCCAAGGGGTTTGAATCACTGACCACAACGGCTTTTAGCAACGTGGAAACGTCCTTCACCACCATGCTGACTACCGGACAGATAAGCTTCACGAACTTCGCAAACAGCATCATCAACGACCTTGCCCGTATTGCCGTGCGGGCTGCCATAACCGGGCCGATTGCAAATGGGTTGAGTAGCCTTTTTGGCGGGATGTTCAGCGGCAGCATACAGACCACAAACCCATCTAGCTCATGGGCTAACTTTGGCGTCACCCCCGGCGCGTCTATGCCGTTGGCTAAGGGCGGCGTACTCAGCGGCGGCAACCTGTCGGCCTACAGCGGATCTATCGTTTCCAGCCCCACATTCTTTGGCTACGACACGCACCTTAGGGCCTTTGCCAACGGCGCTGGTCTGATGGGCGAGGCTGGGCCGGAAGCCATCTTGCCGCTCAAGCGTACCAGTAGCGGAGATTTGGGCGTGCGTACTGACGGCTTCGGTGGGCGCGGTGATGTGCAAGTGAACATCATCAACGCTTCCGGCGAGGAAGTGACGCAGCGCACCAAAACAGACAACTACGGCAACAAATCCATAGACGTGATGATCGGTGATGCAGCGGCAAAGCAGGCCATGACGCAAGGCACTGGAATGAATCGCGCCATCCGCGCAGCAACCGGGGCGCGTACCCCGGTCACAAGGAGATAGCACCATGCCCATTTGGCCTACAACATTGCCGCAGCTGCCACAACGCAACAACTGGAAGGACAAAGCCCCGAACAACCTCCTACGTTCTGACATGGACGCAGGCACGGCGAAAGTGCGGCCCAAGGGCGGGGATCTGCAATGGCAGGCAACCGCCATGTATGTGTTGACTGCGGCCCAGCTTGCCACCCTGCGCACGTTTGTTTTCGACACGCTGTCGGGTGGTGCTGTGTGCTTTGATTGGCCTCACCCCTCACGCGGCACGGTGCGGGCTGAGATCATCGGCGGTACGGACTCGCTGTATGACGAATCACTATGGGGGCAGACCAACGCCTACCAGATCACCTTGCAAATCGGTTACTGGCCTGACGCGCCCACAACGGAGTAAATGATGGTACTCAGCGCACGCACCACGGCTGCCATGATGGAGCCGCGCACAGAAGATTTTGACATTGAGCTTATCACGCTGACCCATCCTGATTGGGATGCTGATATGCACTTTTGCACCGGGCAGCTCACTCACCTGCGCAACAACGCCAAGACGGGGCGGCCTGAGTACGGCGTGGTGAGCAATGGGGTGACGTATGAATTTATCCCGATCAGCGTCACGTTGCCCAGCAGTCAGGACGAGCAGGCCCCCGAAGCCAAGATCATCTTTTCAAACGTAGGCCGCGAGATCACACCATACCTCAAGGCCGTTGGCAGTAGCTACCCGCGTCTGTCCATCGAAACGATCAACAGCGCCACGCCGGACTATGTGGATGCCTCATGGCCGGAATTGGACTTGGAGAGCGCAAAGTGGAATCAAATGACGGTGGAAATATCGCTGAAAAACAACATTGCCAGCACCGAACCCATGCCGCCGGACAGGTTCAATGATGCCGAGTGGCCCAACCTTAACGCGGTATAACCATGCAGTACGATCTACAGCAATATATCGGCATACCCTTTCTTGACCACGGACGTGACCGAGAAGGGTGTGACTGTTGGGGGCTGGTGCGGCTGGTCTACGCTGACCAGCTAGGTATAGCCCTGCCGGACTTGGGGGACGAGTACAGCGAGGCTTACGCGCGGGGCGAGGTGGATGAGGCCGTGGGCAGCACCGTGGGGCAGGAGTGGAACGTGGATGTTACGGGTCAGCCATGGCAACCGCTGGACGTGATGATATTCAGCCGCGCCGGGGTGGAGTGTCACGTTGGGCTGTATGTGCGCCCCGGTGAAATGCTGCACGTCATTGAGGGGACAGCCGCAGCGGTGGAAAGATATGACACTACGCGCTGGAAACGTAGGCTGACGCGCGTTATCCGTCACGTCAACGCTCCAACCTGAAAAACACCCGCCGTATTTCAATTCTGCGGCGTTAAATCCGTGCTCGCGGTAGATTGTTCGCGTTGAAGCGTAAAGTGCTGCACATGGCGAATTTGGGCCGTAAACAGCGTATAAGCCATTGTCGCCTCATTTTATCCTCAAAACATCCGCAATCCCCCCCTTTCTGACCCATCCAGCCCATTGCCCCCACGGCCCCGCGCTGCTACGGTGAGTAAAAATCGTGCTGCGGAGGCGATATGCGCAAGTTGTGGGTGGTCTTGGCTATGGTTGGGGCGTTGGTGGCAGGGGCATCTTCTGCGTTTTCAGCGTCAATTGAAAACGGGGAGAAAATTGTAAAGTCTTTTTTGGCTAAAAAAGATGCAGTGATAAATGTAACTGGTGATTTAACGACAGACCCAGTCTTAGAATTCATATACACCAATGACAAATCTTTTGGGAAGTTAAAAGAGGATGACATTGAATCTATTTGTCTTTTTATGAGGAATAAAGTCAAAGAAGCTAAAAAAGACCCATCTCCATATATGCGAATACCAAAGAATGCCCCAATATACATGAAGGCATACACTAATGCTAAAAACATGTGCGACGACTGTTGGGGAATTTCTTCTAAAGAATCTACAATAATTCTTGGTGATGAGGCATGGGACAGGTCGGATAGTTCTAAGCACGCTGTTAGTTTTTCGAAGTTAACGCATGGTAGATATGGAGATTGGAATGGGCAAGACACAAGAGGGACAAGCGTGCCAGACGAAAAATACATTCTAGATAAAAGAATGCAAATTTTTACAAAAAAAGTATCTTCCGAAACATTTTATACAGATGTTCTATCAAGAGCAACGGCGTCTATTGATGAGTTAACTTTCAACGTAAACAATAATTGGCATGTAAAAACGATACAGCAAAAAGAAAATATAATCAAGAATGCTTTTTCTCTTTGGTTAAATATTGGGAAAATGCTTGGTAAAAACAATGAAGATACAAGCTCGTATTCGATAACAATTCTAGACAATAATAATATAAAAATTGGCTCATGGGATGCGTTAAGGGGCTTTAGAGTTATAAAATAACTAGGGGGTAATAATATGAACAGGCCAATTATACTTGTTTTATTTATTGTTTTTTTATTCGGAGCAGGGTGCGCAGTCCAACTGCCTACTAATTCATACACGCCGCAAAACTATGTGAGAACAAGCGGCAAGGTTGATATGGGCAACTTCGCTTATCTTCCATTTAACAATGGGAAGGTAAAAAAGGCGAATCAAATTTACAACACTGCTGCTGGGCAAATGTATATCGCCACGGACGTGGCTGATTACGTCAAGCGTGGTACGGCTCTTGAGCTTGAAAAGTCCGGCATTCAACTGACAGCGGATTCGCCAATCAGGCTTGACGCTAACGTGGTTGAATTTACGGCTGACGATCTTGGGTATTCTGTGGAATGGATATACAAGGTACAGTACATCATTGTTGATAAGGCCAGCGACGCCAAGCTTTTTGACAAGACATTCTCGCCTGCACCAAAGAAGGGCGGGAAATTTGGCAACCCAATTGATTACGCAAATGTTGTGAGTGATCTAATTCTCGCTGGGTATGACTTGTTTATCAGGGACGCAGGGGCAAAGATGATATTTGAGAATAGCGTGCCTGGGATACCCCCAACAAACATAAAAAAGTAAAAATTTTAATGCCCCGAAAGGGGCTTTTTATTGACAACATTGCTATCATTGATTAGATTTAAAACACGGACGGAGGACGGCATGAAAACAATCAACATAAGAAAATTTCCAGAAGAATTGCACAAGCTTGCAAAAGCTGCCGCAGCAAAGGAGGGAAAATCGCTGCAAGATTGGTTTATCGAGGCTGTTCGGGAAAAGATTGAACGCGAAGAAAAGCAAGAAAAATAAGCGGCTCGTAGCGGTGCTACCAACACCACAACGAGCCTAACCACAACCTACCTTCTGAGGAGGTACGATCATGGCTAACGCGATTATATCTGCTAATGCCCCTGAACTCAATGTGATTGACGGCCTGCCTGTTGTTTCAAGTCTTGCCTTGGCAGATCACTTTGAAAAAGAACATCGAGGAGTTCTTCGCGACATCCGCGTCATTTGCGAAGAGCTTCCTGAAGATTTGCGAGCGCACAATTTTGTGCTTTCGTCTTATGACGGGAAAACTCCCAATGGCGGCAAGCGCACCTATCCGATGTACCTGCTCACTCGTGACGGGTTCACGCTGGTCGCTATGGGGTTCACAGGCAAGAAGGCTCTCGCGTGGAAAATAAAGTACATCCAAGCGTTCAACGAAATGGAAAGAGCCTTGCTTGAAGGTAAGCACGGCGAGCCTGTCACACTTCCCCACCACGACACCCTTACGGCTACCGAGCAAGCCCAACTGCAAGCAATCGTGCAGGCCAAGGCCGGGATGGTTCCCGCCGACATGCAGCGCAAAGCGTTTGCCGAAATGTGGACGCGGTTCAACCGTCACTTCCGCATAGCCAGGTATGCGCAGTTGCCGCCCGCCAAGATGGGCGAGGCTGTGGAGTACCTTGTGGGCATGGAGGTCAAGGCGGCTGTGGCTGCGTTACCCTCTGGCAAGCAGGAAATCGCAGAATCACCCATTCAGGCCCGCGTGCTCGACCAGTTCCCCAAGGACATGGGTACGGGCCGCAAACAGGCGTTGAAAAAGATTGAGGGCATACTGAAAGACTTCTACGGCCTGCGCGATACCGTGCGCCTGTTCACTCACCCTGGCGGCTACAGTTGCGGGCGCAGTATGGATGAAAAAGACCGCTACGACATTTTGTTGAACCTATACCGGGCCGCAGATGCCAACCTTGCGGCGGCATACAATGCCCTTGAAGCTGGATACCGCTTGGGCCGGGAGATCGGCAGAGGATAAACACAATCAAGACTGACTACAGGGCCATCCTTCGGGGTGGCCTTTTGCAAATTTAAAGCACATGCGATACACTTTATGCAATTTATACCTCGAATATGGAGCATGTCATGACACAAGACGGATATGAAGCTTCAAGTGTCCCGGAATCGCCGTTCGCCAAATATCGGGGTGAACTTTCATTGGGTGAAAAGACTGTTGACTGCTATGTCCTTGACACTGGGGATAGGGTGATAAGCCTTCGCGGTACGGTGCGGGCTATCGCGAATGCAGACAGTGGAAACCTGGGTAATTTTATCGGTGCATCTGCTCTAAAACCGTTTATAAACAATGAGTTAATCCTGGGCGAACTTGTTGAATTCAATATCCCAGGGACACAATTTAAAGGTCTTGGTATTAAGTCTGAGCACTTTGAGGGGATTTTGCGAGGGTATGTTGAAGCGCTTTATAAAAACGCCCTTACCACAGATAGGCAGCGTGAGATCGCTATTCAGTGTGCAGTTTTAAGCACGTCGTTAACAAAAGTTGGCTTGGACGCATTGATAGACGAAGCTACGGGCTATCAGTACGTTAGAGCAGAAGACGCCCTTCAGCTTAAGCTGCGCCTTTATATTGCTGAAGAATTGCGCGCGTGGGAAAAAACATTTCCTGATGAACTGTGGGAACAATTTGGACGCTTGACAAAATGGAGTGGCCCTCTGCATCTTCGCCCCAAGTGGTGGGGTAAACTTGTGATAGAGCTTATATATGACACTCTTGACCCTGACGTTGCTGAATACCTTAAAAAGAACAGGCCTCCATCAAATATTCGGTGGCATCAGGGGTTGACAGAGCAATATGGGATAGGACAATTGGTCAGCAGATGCTTTGAGATTATAGGCATTGCAAAAACATGTTCAACTATGGCCGAGTTGCGGGACAAGGTGAAGCATCATTATCGCAATGTGCCAATACAGATTAATTTCACACTGCCCACGTCATAAATTCGACCGTCAACTCACGCCAGCAAACTACGGGCCGCTCCTCACCGGGCGGCTTTTTTATTGTCAATACCCGTTATCCCCACGATACCCCCACATAACGCGGTTCCCTCGCCCTGATTAACCCCACCCCATGCTATGCTCACGCCAATTATAGGCGGTGGGCATGGTACAGCAGACAAACGACATCAAAGTAGCTGCGCGGAGGTGGGATTCGACCCGCACGCGCTTTTCTGCTGTCGCGCCCGGCACAAGTCTGGAATGCATCGTTCTTGACGCCATTCAATCCATGCAGCGCGAGGGGCTTTGTGATCGAGCTTATGCCCGCCGCACTGCCCGCTACGCCCGCTGCCGTGTAAACGGCATAGAGATCAGGCGCAGCCAATGGGCGACCACATTTCCCCCGCAGAATGCCCGCATTGAAGTAATTCAGGGCGTAAAGGGCGGCGGTGGCGGCGGGGGTGGGAGTAAGAACCCCGTTGCTACCGTCCTGAGCATCGTGATTATCGCGGCTGCCACAATAGCATCCTTTGGCTTGGCCTCAATGCCTGCTGGGGCAATGGTTGCCGGGCTTACAGTCGCCCAAGCTGGGCTTGTCGTTGGCGTTGCCGCTGCTGGTATGCTTTATGCCGTCAACGCCCTGTTCCCAGCCGCCACGCCGACTCTCAGCCTTGGCGACGTGTCTTCCAACGCTGCCAATGCCTCACAGGTCTACAGCATCACAGGTGCGAAAAACACCGCCAATCCTCGCGCATACATCCCTCTTGTCTGCGGGAAGCACCGCCATACGCCGCCATTGGGCGCGAAAAGCTGGACGGTTTGGGAAGGCGACAAGCAGTTTTTCAACATGCTCGTTGTGTGGGGGCATCCTGATATTGAGGTAACGGACTTCCAGATTGGCGACACGCCGCTTTCCAACTACAGCAACGTAGACCACCAGTTCCATCAATCCAGCTACGGCAACGACCTTAAATATTTCGCCAAGAGCTACAACGAGAAAAGCGTTGGCGCGGTGCTGAAAAAGGCTTCCGGCTGGGTCACGCGCACCATTGGTGAAGCGGAAGACATTTCTATTGACATTGCCTGCCAGCAGGGCTTGTGCAGCATCAACCAGAGCAACGGCTCCGTCGGTTGGCGCACTGTTGAATTTTTGGCGCAATACCGTGAACGGAATACCGAAACATGGTATGGGCTGGGCGGGTCTACATTTGGCATTGCAGCTGCAAGCGCGACCATCGGCGGCATACAAGAAAGTGATGGTACAAGCAAAGAATCATTGCTGCGAGTGTATGCAAGTCGTAGCGGATCTGTAAGCATTGGGAATGGAATATCCGGTGATATCCAGATTTATGGGAATAAAAATCAATATATTACTGGATGTAATGTATCAGTTTCATGGACGAGGACGGACGAACCGTATTGGGAGTACTATCCTGACAGTACAGATGGGCATTGGGTTTGGCGGACGTATGGAACTTATACGGCGTCCGTATCAGTCACGTCTGGTACATACGATGATCGTGGACACATCAGTATTTCTGGCGCGACCACAAGTCCGCTTGTTCGCAATTTCCGTTTTGAGGGATTCAGCCGCAAAGACTATGAAGCCCGCTTAATCAGGCTCACTGACGACACCTCAAGCCAGTACATCCGTGACGAGGCCACATGGGCCGTTAGCCGCGCCATTTTGAACCAACCAGCCTTTGCCACGCGCAAGCCTTACTGCGTGTCTGAGCTGCGCATACAGGCAAACGAGCAGCTTTCCAGCTATGTGGATGACTTCAACGCATTGTGCCACTCCAAACTGCCTGATTGGGATGGCTCGGCGTGGACTATGCGCACGACCAGTAACCCGGCGTCAATTGCCCGGTATCTGCTCACGTCCACGCATGGACTTGCAAAGCCTTACAGCGCGGCAAAGATGGATGATAGTGCGTGGGTATCCCTGTGGAACTGGTGTGATGCCAACGGATACGAGTTCAATTTTATTTGCGATTCAGAGCAGGCCACTTGGGCGCGTCTTGTGCAGGTTCTTGCCGCTGGCAGGGCCGCGCCGACTACGGACGTTGACGGCCTGTGGGGTGCAGTAATTGACCGTAGCGGCAAGGAAGTTAAGCAGCTTTTTACCCCGCGCAACTCTTGGGGCATCAACTGTAACCGCACGTTTTACGATGCACCGCACGCCCTGCGTGTGTCGTTCATCGACGAATCTGACGACTACGCCACGAAGGAAAACTTTGTTTTTTCTGATGGCTATAGCATTGACGGCGCAAACGGCACGACCAAGGCAACAGACATCATCGAATGGGATTACCCCGGCGTGACCAAGTGGGAAAAGATTTGGCGCATGGGGCGATACCACCTCGCCAAGCTGCTGCATCGTCAGATAAGCACCACCATCAACACAGATTGGGAGTGGCTCGTCTGTCACCGTGGCGACCTTGTAGGCATTGCATCAGACGTGCTCATGAACACTTACGGGACGGCCCGCATCCAGCGTCTTGTGTATGATGTGGATGGCGTGGAAACCTTGGTGGGCAAGGCTGCAAGTATCCCGGTGGATGAAGAGGATAATCCGCTCATACCCATCGGCGTTCAGCTTGACGATGCCGTGATCTTTTCTGACCCGTCCCCGGCCAGGTACGGCCTTGCCGTGCGCTATGCTACGGGCGCTGTCAGCTCGTATGAGGTTGTGCCAGTTTTTGACGATGAACCGCACAACGTCCTGTACTTCAAGAATCCCATCACCATTGCGCAGACGCCGCCATTTTACGGGCTGTGTGATGTGGGCGTGTTTGGCGAGGAATACGAGGAATATTTGCTGGCTGGTGTGCAGCCTGGCGACAACGCCAGTGCAGAGCTGACGCTCATTCCCTACGCCGCGACAGAAATTGAGGCGGCGGCAAGCGGCGTAGTGCCGGACTACAAGCCCACGGTCATTCTGGACGTGATAAAATCGTCCAAGCTGCCCACGCCTGTGATTGAACATGTCCGCAGCGACGAAACCGTGCTCATCTCTGCCTCATCCGGCGGCACAACCCCGCGCATTGCCGCTTGGTGGTCATTTGGCGCATCAACGGGCGACACGTCAACGCTCACCATGCAGATCAGCGCAGCGGATGTGGAAAATGATTCGGCGGTGTTTGGCAGCGCGTCTGTGGTCGAGGACTATGTAGCCTGCGCCGGGGTGACAGAGGGGAGGCTGTACAACGTGCGAGTGCGAGCTGTTGACGGCAGCACAGGCAAAACATCGGCATGGTCTACGCCGATCAAGCACGTCTGCATTGGGCGCACCATGCTGCCCCCGGCTCCGTCCAACGTTTATCTTGACGGCACGGTGCTCAAAATATCGCAGGCTGACAGGCCGCTCGACCTTGTAGGGCATGTGGTCAAGATGGTGTTCGATGACACCGACCCCATCAGCTACGCGCTGACATTAACAGACACATACACCACAACCGGGCAGTTTGATATTGCTCCGTGGTCAGGCCATGCGCGGCGCATATTTATCCAAGCAATCGACGAACTGGGCAATCTGTCTGATGCGGTAAGTGTAGCGCTTAACCTCGGTGATGTGGAAACAGACAACGTGCTGTTTACAATCTCTGAGGCGAGCAAGGGCTGGTCTGGAGCGGTTGTCAATGGCTCGATTGACGGAACAACGCTCAAGGCAGACGAAACTTTATACCTCTGGCCGCAGGATGATAATGCGCCACTCTGGCCTCAGGATGACAGTTTCCCTCTCTGGCCTTCCGGCGGCGGACTGCAAATGCAATATGCATGGAGCATCAATATCCCCGCTGCATATGCAGGCGCAAGGATATTGGTCAACCCCATCAAAACGGCTGGCAAGCTGGCAAAAATTGAGTTCCGCGTCTACACGCAGCCGCCTTTGTGGCCCCAGGATGATAACGCCTTTTTGTGGCCGCAGAATGATAGCGACTACCTTTGGCCCCAGCCGTCAAAGTCTGAATGGAAGGCGTTTCCAGACACATACACAACTGCCGGGTCTGAAACGCTGGCATTCCGCGTTACATACGCCGCTGGAACTGCTGCCATCTTGACGGACATTGAAACCATAATTGACGTGCCAGACCGAGAATATGCCTTGGATGATCTTGAAATTGCAGCAGACGGCACAACGCACATCCCCGTTCCTGCTGACACGTTCAGGGCCGTCACAAACGTGGTGGCAACGCTGCAATACAGGTCTGGCGACACGGCAGTGATGACGGCGAAAGTGCCGGGCAGTGAGACAATGGGCAGTAACGGATATCTGACAAACGGGCCGCTGATTCTGGCCCTCAATAGTAGCAGAACTGGCGTGTCGGCTGTGGCTGACGTGCGTATACGGGGGTATTAGGCATGGGCGAACTTGCAGCAAGAACAATTTTTTCAAACGATACCGGGCCGCTTGCCGGGACAGGGCTTGATACGCTTGCCAAAAACCAAGGCGCAATCCTTGAACTTGAAGGCGCGCAGGCTCCACAATCGAAGACCATCACCGATGGAAGCATATCCCCCACGGCTGCCTACGTCATTGTAGACACAGAAGGCAGCGCACCGGCTGACGACCTTGAAGTTATCAGCCCGGTGCTCTCCGCGTCCGAAAATTTGCATGATGGCATGGTCTTGTACCTCAAGGCTGCTGACAGTGGGCGCGTGGTTACGGTCAAAAACAGCAGCAGTGCCAACGGCATCAATACATACGATGGCAACGACTATGTGCTGTCCACCACACACTGGCTCAAGCTGCAACTGCGTAGCGGTAAATGGTACGAGGTCGAAGGGCGGGCAATGGAAACGGCGCTGGCTGCGGCTTCTGCTGCGGCTACGGCTGCTACGGCTGCCGACCACGCGCAAACCAAGAGCGGCACTAGCTCCACGGCGTCCGGCACTGCGGCTAAAGTCGTGACGTGCAGCGGGTTTGAACTGTCTGATCAGGCCCGCATCTTCGTGACGTTCAGCAACGCCAACACCGTGGCTGATGCCCTCACGCTCAACGTCAATGGCACTGGCGCGAAATCTGTTTACAACCAGACAGGTATTATCTCGACCAGCAACACGGCTCTGTTCGCGGCCAACCAGCCGATAGAGTTCCGGTATGACGGCACGGGGTGGGTATTCGTTGATATATCAAAAGCAAACGTAATTTTACAACAAGTGCGATACCAGACAAGTAGTTTCGTTAGTACAACTTCTACTGTGCCAATGGACGGAACAATTCCACAAATTACTGAGGGTGTACAGGTAATGTCTTTATCTGTTACACCAAAATATACAACCAGTCGTTTTGAAGTGAAAGCGCATTTAAATGTAGCGTGTAGCGCCCCCACACTACTTACCGCTGCAATTTTTAAAGATTCGAGTCCTGATGCTGTTGCTGTGTCAACAATTGCGATAAGTGCTAATGACGGCTTTGGTGAGATAAACCCAATCAACAGTAATATCCAGTTTGGCGACACTAATGAGCATCACATTAGTGTTAATTTCGGGCCAAGGGAAAATACGGGGTATTTTAACGGTTCGTACGGAACGCAGTATTATGGCACAGCTTTTGTGTCTAGTTTAATAATCACGGAGTTTGCTGCATGAGCATCTACAAAATACATAGGGGCGCTGACGGGCGCGTTAAGAGTCTTGGGCCGGATGTCGAGGAGTTTCAGCCATATTTGGAGGATGGCGACACGCTGGAGTTTGCCGACGAGCCGCCGCCCCCAACGCTCGAAGACCAGCTTGCGGCGATTGAGGCTGAATATGAGCAAAAGCAGGCAGAGCTTGATAAGGCGTTGGTCGCTGCATTGCGTATGGGCGGCGCCCAAGAGGCTGCTGCCAGGGCTGCTATAAAGCAGAAAAGCTTGAAGCTCATACAAGATCAAAACGATGAAATAGACGCCTTATCGGCACAACAAAACGGGGGTTAAAATGTTGCAATGTCCTATTTGTACGGTTATCCCTGCCACATGCCTGACACAGGACGGATTGCCAGCATATCTGGTCAAGGCTGGTTGGTATTGGTGCACTGCAAATAATTTGCGGGTTAAGCCAATCGTCATTGACGACAGCCTTGACCATCAGCCGGCGGAAACGGTACAGGACGAATAGCCCAGAACCGGGCGAGGTGGGATTGAAGGCGTGTTGAGAAAGGTGTGGAAAAGTGGCTTGCACCAAGCTATTTGGTGCGCACCACCCGTAACGCATTGAAAATAAACGCAGTGTCGAAGGACTGAAAATCCCCGTGTCGGCAGTTCAATTCTGTCCCTCGGCACCAGTAAATACAAGGACTTATGCTTTCTGCATAGGTCCTTTTTTTGTATTTCTGAAATTTTATCCCGCTCTTATCCCGCGATCGTCGAGTATGAAGCGGTTATTTGAGGTATTGTTTGGTAAGAATCTAAGCGCTAGAGCCGGCAAGAACTCTTATTAAATTTCGCCAGTACCCCAAGGTTTGCGTTCAAGCAAGACAATCGCTATCTTCCCAGCATGAGCACAAGCAAGGAATACCTTCCTCCACTCAGGCCGTGTATCAAATGCGGCAAAATGCCTCAACGTGAAACATCAAGGCCGGATGGTAGAACCCACGATATTTACCGCTATGCTTGTGAATGCGGCAACTGTCCACTTCAGTGGTCTGTCAGCGAATCTGCTGCAATTCGTTTGTGGAACGCATATGTTGCGACTTGACCGATACTTCAGTTGAAAAATGAAAGTATAGTATGGGCAAGGAAGCGGGCCCCCGTTTCCCTGCCCAAGAATCAACTGTGAATTTTACCTGCCTTCGCTTTCAGGTAAGGCCAGTCTTTCCTGTTCTTCTTTAGTATTGCATCTGTCGTCTTTTCGATTTTCTAACTCCACAGATACCGCCGCCGCAGTGAATACTCCGGCGATCCCTGCCAGTATGCCGCCTATAAATGCCCATTTACTGCCCATATTTTTGCTCCTTTCTGGTAGTCTAGTACGGCTAGTCATCCCAATTATCTTTGATGGCCTGAAGCACAGCTATAACAACTGGTATCCAGCTAAGATAATTCATTTTCCTTCCTTTCATTTAGCAGCGCTGGATGCGCCGCTTTTTGTTAAGAGTAAAGAAACGGAATAATCCCGTTCGATACCAAGGCCTGAAATCAAGCGGTACCATCATACTGCACCGCCTTTGAGTAATGCAGCCTGCAGCATGGCAAACATGGCAGGCACCAGATCAGGCAGATCGTTGACCACCTTACTTGTGTGCGGCAGCAGGTGCGTGATGTGTTCATCTCGAATGCCAAGGCCGTAAACTTCAAAGCCAAGTTTTTGGGCCACCCCTATGGCATTGTTTGCGGCCAGCGGGTTGTCCGGCATGCCGTCAGTGATTACCAAGATCATCTTGCGTTGTTCTTTGAGAGGCAGCATGTTTTGCAGCACCCACCACAAAGCCCCAGCCAAGGGGGTTCCGCCAGAAGCCCGAATGTCGAACATGTCAGACACCGCCTGCCCATGCCTCATGATGGGGAATACAGAGTTTGTGACCGTCGTAGCGGGGAAAACCGTAACCGCTGGGTTCACGCCACGAATATGGCTCAGGGCAGTTGCCACGGCATAGCAGGCCCGATTGGCAAGATTAATCGGTGCGCCAGCCATGCTGCCGCTCACATCCAGCAGGATATGAACAGCGGTGTTAAGCCCTTGCTGCTCAGATCCTTTTTGGAAAACACGAGCATTGCCAACCTGCAGACGGTGTAGCGAATTGGCGTGCAGTGTGCCCCTGCGTCCAATACTGCATCGCCTTTGCGTTTGCGCCTGCAGAAAGCCTTGAAGGCGAGTGCGCAGGGCAATGCTGGCCTGTAACGCTTGCAGCTTCTGCTCTGCTGGCAAGGGGGCTGCATGTCGGGTGCCTTCCACGGCCACGGTCAGTGCGTCACCAGCTGATTCTGCGCTGCTATTGGCAAGCTCAATCGACATGATTTCGCCGATTTGCTGGGGTAGGTCCTGGACCTCAGCATGAAACAGGGCCTTGAGTGGTAAAGCACTCGATGGTTGGACCGGTTCAGATTGCTGGTCGATTTGTGTGGCAGAATCGTTGGTCTTCCCTGTCGCCCTAGGTGTAGCTCCCTGGTCGTTCGTGCTCGCGCATTTGCTAGTTGAAACATGTCGAGGAGGTTCCCACTGCCTGACGCATATGGCAATTTGTCGAGCATATTCGACTGCTGCCGCAGTATCCGGACAATGGATGTAAACCTTGACCAAGATGGCATCCAGGGCATCTTTCAATCCGGGAAAGTGCTGCTCCACGATGCTTGCCGCGTTTTGGCGTGCCGGGGTCACTTCGTCCACATCCCAAGCCCGCACCGTCAGCAGCACATAGTCCAAAACAGCAAGGGCC